TAACCAATACCAATCTTAACGTAGTGGCTAAGGGGTTAGCTCAGACTAACGCTGTGGCTGGTCAAACTTCAGTCTATGGGGCGGCATGGCAGGACTTCTTTACTCCAGTAGGTGCAACTTTAGCAACAGGTACGGCCTGGGCTGCAAACATAACTTCCTATACGTGTGCCGCTGCTCATGGTTTAGTTGCTGGTGACCAGGTTACTATCTCAGGCGTATTAGCGTCGGTATATAACTCTACTGGTGGATATAACGGTACTTATACTGTACTGGCTACTGGATTAACAGCTACTGTGTTTAAAGTGGATCAGTTGGTAAACCCAGGTACTTGGACGTCAGGCGGTACTACTTCTCCAAACCTAGGTAAGCTGGTAATACAGATGAACGAGCAGACTTCTGCTACCCCTGGGTACATTCTTAATAAGATGGGTAACGGTTCGGGTTTCACCTCTATTGGTACATTGGTTCTATTGAACTTAGATGATACAGTGACGTGGGAAACTCCGTATTATATACTAGGGCATGAACAGTTCACCAATGGTGCTGTAGCCCCTTGGACTGTTGCTCAACCTACTTTCACTTCCACTAACCCTAATAACCACAATTGGTTTTACGATATAAACACTGGGGCTGGATACGGAGGTACATTCAAAAACTTGCACTTCAAGTCGTCTATGGGTGCTGCTGCTTGGGCCATCACGGGAACTACTACCTGTACGCTGACACCGGTGACTGCTACTGTTACAGGCTCGATAGCTGGGGACATCCTTACCGCTACTGCAGTGACGGCTGGATACTTATATGAGGGAATGACATTAACTGGTGCTGGGGTTACCGCTGGTACAGTAATCACTCAGGTTATTGACTCAATCACTGGTAAGGCCGGGCTATATAGGGTTGGTATTATGACTGTTGCCGCTGGTACTTACACGATTGGTGTTTCTTCTCAGACAGTAACCTCTACTAGTATAACTGCTTCTACATCAGTATATGGTATTGCCGTAGGTGACGTATGCTTTGACTTGACTACTGCCGGTAACGTAGCTACTAACGCAAAGGTGGCTTCTATATCCTCTCTGGTTGCGTTTGTGCTTAACACAGCCTCTACAAACTCCACCTCTCAGGTTCTGGCGTTCTCGGCTATACATAATGAAGCGGCGTGTACTGTAGGGGTAGGATTTAAACTGAAGGTCAGATGCCGTGTTAACACAGTAGCTATTACTAACTCCTTAACTACCGTAGCAGTTCCTACGGTCACTAACTCGCTGTATCAACAAGCTCAATATCCGTTGGATATGATTACCCTTACCCTTACCGGCATAGAGCCAGGTTCAGATATAGTCATAGTATCGTCTGGTAGTGGAGTAGAGAAGTTAAACATTGATAGTTGGGGTAGTAGTACTTATAACTACGTGTATGAATCTCCATCTACTGTGGACATTAAAGTATACAAGCTTGGGTTCATGCCATTCAGTGTTAATGGGTACCTGTTATCATCTTCCAGCTCTAGTCTCCCTGTAGCTCAAGTAACGGATAGAACTTTTGTGTAGTGTGGATAATTGAACTTAAAATACAGGATATGACCGGAAATGGTAAACAGGATAACTAAAGGACTTCAAACACTATGAAAATCACCAGTCGTGCATCGTTAAACGTAGGCACAGAATTAACAGTAAATACAACTACTAGAGAAATCACTCTAAACGTAGCTGGTAACCTAATAGCAAAGGATGGGGTAACGTTTCAAGCCCTGTATTCTAAGATAATCGAACTGTGGACTAGCTCCACCTATAACTCGTTCCCAGAACCTTTCTACGCAATTGACGCGTTGTCTGGACAGTTCCAGATTGGCTTCGACGGTTCTCGTTACAACACTTGGACATTCGCTGGAAACACTCGCCTATACATACGTGATGGCGGTTGGAACGAATACACTGCTACCGCCCCTGGTGCAGACGGAACTTCTGCTACTGGTACTCTAGCTGCACAATACGTTGGTATAGTGTCACTGGGTTCGGTAACTGCGGGTTCTCAGCTTTACTACCAGAAGGTATCTGGTGCAGCTCCTGCTGACTTCACTTATACAGACACAGCCAACCAAGGTATTCAAGTGTTTGGTGACGCTACTCACGGTAACTTCGATAGCAGAACGTTCTTCAAAGGATTCGTTCGTGAGTACGCTAAAAAATACAAAGACTCTGTGTTGGCGGATACTGGTAAAACAGCTACCGGCGCTTACATCGTCAACCTGTTGCTTTCTAATGAAACGGACTTGGACGTAGTTAACACTGACACTGACGTTATCGTTACTCCCATAGCACCATACAACTCAATGAAACTGAGGTATTTCTCAGGTGCATTTAATAAAGACGTTGATACTTCAGGATCTCCTCGTGCGTTTGGTATTGTAATTGACGTAGGTACACATTCTGGAATAGACGGAGCTGCAGCTAGTGGTGGGAATACTCTTACTTCTGCCATAGGTGGAATCGTTGGAGCTAACTACACTGGCGGCACTCTGACTGTTCACAATGGTGCAGCTAAAGGTGTGTATACAATTTCTGGTACTCCTACTGCTACAGTAGTTACCATTACTACTACCTTCCCAGGTATTGCAACTGGAGCTTCATTCACAATTCAACGTGCAGCCCCTGTCGCTGCTACTTTGAAACAAATCTATACTTGGATACAAGCTAAGTTACGTCAGGCTACGGACATTGACGATACGGCTGGTACAGTTACAGGTAAGACAGCTTCTCTTTTAGCTAACTTCGTTGGTTCTCGTTTGGACATGGGATTCTATACTCCTATTAATCCTAACGGTGGTGGCTCTGGAGTTATTGTAGAGGGTGTAGCTGACGCTGACGTAAATAACATTCGCTTCTTTGATAACACTGCTACTCAGCGTGACTATCCATATGCTTCAGCGGGTTTGTTAAACTTCAACAGCAACTTGACCTCTGGCGGTACTGGATACTACGTTCTTTACTACACAGACCTAACCTTGGGTAATGACTACGGTACAGCTGCTGCAGTTAAGGTTAAAAACAAACTAGGAGTATTCATCTCAGGAGTTATTACTGGAGCCTCTATAGGATTCAGCTACGACTACACGAATGATACTGCGGGTGGTATGCGTACCGGTGGAGTAGACACTCCTGTTACATTGGTGGCAGGTAACCCCGGTGTAGCTAAGCCAGTGGTAGCTACTGGTATTCTTACAGCCTCTAAGTCAATCGTTATCAGTGCAGTGTCTGAGCAGGATAGAGCGTACATTTAATACACTTGAGGTACAGCCATAAAGGCGTTATAATATCCTTTATACGGAACAGTTGAGGACGTTTAATGCCTAAAGTAGTTATAGATGGAGTAGCTAAAACAATACGAGTAAATGAATCAGCTTCTACGCTGGACATTCGTGTTGACGTCTATAAGGAATGGGTCCTGTGGGTCTCTCAATCAGATAACTCCAAGTTTTTACAGGCTATGAGATACACCGGCTTGGATCCTATGGGCGGGGCTCTATTTACTGGTGATACTTACTTCCTTATAAATGGGTGGAAGTTACTGGTAGACCTAACTCTCACTAGGGTTTCTGGTGTTTTACTTTCAGATAACTACGATACTGCCTATTACACTTACACCTTAGTCCCGCTATTCCCAGTCTCAGTATCATCACTAGTAACTACTATAAGTACTAGTGGTGGAGGTGGCGGAACTGCTCCTACTGCTTCAGAAGTCGCTACCGCTGTGTGGAACAAGCCTAAAGTAGAAATTACTACTGCCGGCTCTATAGGCGAGTGGGTCAAAGGGTTGCTCTCCACACTGAATTTCTTAGGGTTAAAATAAGCGCATATGACAAACACGATTAACACTGAAGAACTTATATCAGGCGGTGAGGCCTTGATTCATATGCTTACCGACGTTGATGTTGGTAAACAGATTAAAGGCATAAAAGATGCTCTACCTGGTACCCGTTCTGTATCTAAAAAAGACACCCTTATTAAGAAAGTGAAGTACCTGGATGGGCTGAGTCGCATGGACATTAAACCTCAAGACGCTTACATCTTAAGAAACATGCCAGTCATTCCACCCATCTCCAGACCTGTCATTCCTATGGGCGGCAATCGTATCGAATATGCCGACGTAAATACGCTTTATAGAGACCATATGCTGGTCAACAACTCTCTTAAAGACGTTAAGGATATGCTTCCTAACGATCAGCTAGTAAACGAGCGTAAGGCACTCTATGAGGGCGCTAAGGCTGTTATGGGATTAGGACCAGCTATCACTGGGTCTAGTCGAGGTAAACAGCTTAAAGGCTTTCTACATCAGATTAGTGGAGATACCGGCCCTAAGGGTGGATTCTTCCATAGTAAGATTCTAAGTAAGAAACAGGACTTTTCAGGCCGAGCTACTATCTACGCTGAGCCTAATCTAGGGTTTAACGAGGCTGCAGTTCCAGAGGATATGCTTTGGACGATGTATGAGTTCCATATCTTGAGAAGCTTGGTTAAACAAGGCTTCGACTACGTTAGTGCTAAGAAGGCTGTGGGGAGTCGTAGTCCAGCTGCGATTAACGCTTTTAATAAGGTCATTAAACAGATTCCAGTCATTCTCAACAGAGCTCCGACTTTGATGAGGACAAACATCACTGCGCATTATCCAGTGCCAATCAAAGGAAAGACACTTGGTCTTAACCCGTTACACCTCCCAATGTATGCTGGTGACTATGATGGTGATGCCCTCACAGTTCATGTACCTATGACTCCAGGTGCGGTGGAAGAGGCTAAGTCTAAGCTACTTCCGGAGTCACATATACACGATTACCGTAAGGGGATTGGTAACTCTATGGTAGCCCCCGGTCATGAGGCTATCATCGGATCAGTGTACATGACCGAGCCGGATACTACACAAAAGACGGTCACGTTTAAGACTGAGGCTGAAGCTATGTCAGCATTTAAACGCGGTGAAATTAAAGAGAATACTCCGATCTCCATTAAGGGGTAGTCCTCTTTATCTTGTACTCCCATACGTCCATGCCACAGTTCCATATACGATGGTACCCATTAACCTTACAGTTTTCCCATTCTGTGAGGTATACTTGACTAAAAACAACCCGATGTTCTGGGCTGTTTATTGTTGCGTTTACTCTGCTTCAGGTTCAAACGAAGTTACTACGTAGCGGACACCGTCGTACTCGTAAGTGAAACTACCTGATGCTTCGATGGCTAGTACCATGCGGTGGCGAATGTATCCTTCACGTTTCACCAACGTAGTATTCAACACATCGAATATCATGTCAGGTTCATCACCAGACTCAAGGTGTTCCTTAGTGATCTCCACTGCGTCACCCTTATTAAACTCTTCAGCAATGATTGAGAATAGCTCACTTTCGCTGATTGCGACTACAGGACCATTGATGGCATCATCTGTCTCTTGGAACTTGTCACTACTCTTCAGCCAAGCTTTGAACTGATCACGGCTTCCGACTTGAGCTTCGGCGTACTCCATCATCTTAGCTTGAACAGGTTTGAATGCTTCCTGCAAACCCCTTACCATGGACGCTGATTCCTTGGAAAACTTGATGTATTCTTCGAAATCACCGGCGTTGTTTTTGTCGGTAACAGAGGACTTGAAATCCTTGCCGAGCAAAGTAGCTTCTGCAAACAACTCAAGGAATAGATCTCTGATGCGGTTGATGCGTACCCACAGATGAGAGTACTTTGGGTCATCCTTAAGTGTAGTAAGTAACTTCACATACACTGGGACGAGCTCGGTTAAGAGACTGGATACGGCCATGAACACCTGACCGAAGACTTGGAAAATTACAGCGTACAGTTCCAACAGTTTTTGAATTGAATTGATCATGATACAATTTCTCCTGTGTAAGTCAATCGCTCCGGATTGACAATTGTGAGCAGATAACCCTATCTACTCTACAATACTTATACCAAAAACACTGGAGGAAAATTGAATTTAAAACTAAAAAAACCGGAGGGGAATCCGGTTTAGTTGGAGCTTGTTACTGTCAAACTGTCGTCTCTGTCATTAGCCTATCTACGCATGAACGTACCTGAACTTCGGTAAGTCCGAACAAATCACATATGTCTGTCTTGCGATTAATAAGCTTTGCGCATACTTCCGAAACGTACTCTGAACTCCCCAGATCTTTCTTTATGGATAGTGCTTTACCCATCTGGAAAATACCTGGAGTCTTGGTGCCTGACTTCAATGTTTCTGTGATGATTTCTTCTACTAACTTCTTGTCCATGTTTCTCTCCTGTGTGATTGAAATTGGTTTAGTTACTTTCGTCAAACTTGGTATTCCTAAGTATTACCACTACTACGACCATTACAGCCAGCCATGTTAACGCACTGATCCACGGTGTAGTATAATACCATTTAAGAAATTCCCACATGTGTGTCTCCTAGTATAGTTATACGTACTATACTTATACCAAAAATCACTTATATTGTGCACTTTTTAAGGCTGCGGAAGTCCTCTTTATACTACCAGAAACTGAGTTAACACCGTTCTCATATAGCCAGTCCTTTCCAGCCTGGTAAGCTTTTTGTCTCATGACAGATAATTCTGGGGCCACTGCTCCAAAGGTAACTCTCGCTAATGTAGATTTTATACCGTGCGGATTCACACCAGCAAAACCACTTGCAAAACCATTTGCTATATGCTTCCTAGCTACGGCCGAACTTAGTAAACCTTTGGTTATCTGGTTTTAGGCTAAGTGAATACCTATAGCAGTACCTACTATAGCCCTCTTTTCAATCATGTTTATATATTTATTAGTCATTCATCAACCCCACCACTTGATCACCTAAGTCTTCCTTGCTCTTACCATGATGCCATAGGTACTCGTCTATGCTAGTAGGTCGTTTACCAAAGAAGCCTTTAGGATGCACACTATGGTAGTACTCTACATCAACATGGCGGTCTTTAGCTGGTAACCCTTCGTGAGACTTAAAGCGTATACCACGAGCTACCATCTGATCTGTCTTAGACTTATTAAAGTGATTCTCCATCACCTGTACCAGTCTAGTGTTAGTAGTGTTTAAACCTTCGGCTCCCGAGCTAGAGACAAGCATAACCCTCGTCTTCCCTGCATTATACGCGTCCTTAATTTCAGTCTTTTCCTTGCCACTTAAACCCCCGTGATATATAGAATGTGGAATACCTCTAGACGCTAACTCTCTAGAGTATTCATTAAGACCTGCATCCATATAATTACTATGGACTATTGCTTTAAACTTCTTATCCGACTTGTGACGTTTTTCAAGCCTATCAACCATAGTACGAATCTTAGGAGACGTGTCCTGAAGGTTGGGCATGAATGGTGAAGCAGTGTTAGATACTTGTCTTAAACCACTACTAAAAGCGTTGAGGTTAGCAGACTCTTTTTTATCTAAGGGTAGGTTCATACGTATGCGCATCTTAGTAGTCCACGGCAGTTTACCTTCCATGTACTTATACATGGCTCTCTGCTCTGGAGATAACTCTACCTCAATGTGGTGTTCCGTACTCTTTGGGAAATGCTTAGCTGCCTCAGGGTCAGTCTTAGCATCGTAGTAGTCTACGTGTCTATCTAGGACCTTCTTCAGATACTTGTTGTTTTTTAGAGTCTTGGTCTCTTCAGGAGACGCACCTAGTACAAGCCCGGCCAAGATACCTGGTCTCTCCGTCTTAGTAGAGACAAACTCTTTGTCGAACTCTTTTTTACCTTCTGGTAGCACCTTCTTACGGGCAACCATGTTTATAAGAGGTGCCATGTCCGATACATGGTTGTACCTACTAGTACCAGTGGCTAAAACCCGTTGGTCAGCTTCTTCAATGATACCACGTAGCTCTTTATGGCGTTGGGTATTGCAATTTCTCAGCCTGTGACTTTCATCCACAACCACTATGGAGTGGTGCTTTTTGCGTAGTTCGGCTGCGTTGTTTACGGCGCGGTCATACGTAGTTACGTTGAGGCGTGACCTATCAATGTTGATGTTGTGTTTCTTAATTTCTTCGTCTAGATTGTTCAGCAGACTGGAGGGTACTATAGCTAGAGCATCGTTCTTCTTATCACGTTTCTGGGCTCGTTCTATGGCTACTAACATAGTCTTAGTCTTACCACTACCCATACTATGGTCTAAAAGGACGCCGCTGTTATCCTCCAGTTTTTTAAGAGCCCTCTCTTGGTAGACACTCAGTTGAGTTGGGGTGGTTTCTGACCTTGCTATTTTTAGGAGGTACTTCTTAAGGTACCTATTCTTCTTAGTCTTAACTCCTAACCTAGACTTAAGCTCCTCACCAATCTCAGCTTCTTTCTCCATTACCTTTTTGAATCCCTCGGCATGGTCCCTCTCCTCGCTACGAGCGTGTTCTATAGCCTTGCGTAACTCCGGGGACTTAACTTCCTTCAGGCGCTCAGTGTAGTCGACTATGGCCTTCTCTTCTTCACCTTTGGATTTCTTGGCGATGGATAGGTCAGAGGCAATTTTTTGGAGGTATTTGTTATTCATTTCGGTAACTTTCTCAAAGCTAGAACCCTTTTCTGCATACTCTCTGTTAGGCGTGCCCTTACGGAAGCCCTATAGTGATTTAGGAAGTTTTCTAAGGATATACCATTAACGTTCTTGAAAGAACTTGTTATGTGAGATAAGTGTTTTGCCAGATGATGCCTGGTCATGGCATTCATCGCTAATTTTTCTAAGTGTCCGGACATATCCGTATTTTACCACAATGGGCTAAATTAGGCTAAAAAAACAGGCCTATAAAAGCACCTGTTTTAAACCTTTAGATACCAGCGATACGAACAATGTCATTAGCATTAAGAGTACTTGCGGGAAAGGCGGTCGACATTCTTACCCACTCACTGGCGTAGGAGGAGACATTAGGGGCTGTAAAGATGGTCTCAGCCGGCCGGGTGGAAGTACCTGAAGCCATCTTCTTCTTCAGTAGTTCTCCTAGGTTAGCCTGTCCTTCTTTAGCTTTCTTTACAACCTCCTCTTTTTCTCCGTTCCTAAGGAACACCTCGAAGTGTTTCTCAGAAGCTTCGATGATAGTATCCTCAGCTCCAGTCTGTATGAGCATCTTAATAGGTACACCGTGATACTTAGTCTTCATAAACGAATCTACGAAGTCCCTAGTGTCCTTCTTAGTTATGCCTCTAGGTAGGTACTCTGGTTTAAAATCAACCTCTGCAGTCTTGTAACTCTTAGCTTTAGCCAAGTTTATAGCAGGGGTTATTACCTTTAAGAACGAGCGATGTATAGCCGCACTATTGGAAGTGTTGAACTCTACATCAGTGCCTGAGCGAATGATCTCCATTAACACAGGTACTATCGGATAAGTTATAGGACACAGATTACCTAACTTAGCTAACCCTTCTTCTTTAGTGAAGCACTTCAGAGATTTCAAAATACTCACCATAGTGTTGAAAGAGTTTGTATACCTCATCTCACTATGCCTAACTACAGTTCTTGGAATGCTATTAACGTAAACATCGTTAGCCTTAAATATCCCACAAGATTCACCTAGGTACATGGGCTTAAGCTCTGTAGCACCATTAACTTCAGTGGAGTATCCGACTATTTCTATGAATGGGGTACCATAGAAGTCTCTCTTGAAAGGTACACATTCAGACGTTAGCTCGGCTAGAGCTGCACCGAAACCCTGAGAAGACAACAGGTGTGACTGGTCACCGCCTGGAGTCCGGGAACTACTAATGTTAGAGACAGATATTCTCAGGCACCCTTTGTTTAAGGTAGGATCTTTGATATCTATAATCGGGACGTAGAATATCCCCTCAAAAAGTAGAATATCCCTTATATTTGCGGTAGTGACTGGGGATGCCCCGAATCTCTTAGTTCGGTGCGTCTTAACTATCTCCTCAGTGAGAGCATTCAATTGCTTCCTAAACCATATCACAGAGTTTTTGTGAGTATCAGAATTTACATGTACTCCACAGTTCATACACTTTACCTTATGTATGTTGATATACGCACTAGGTACGCTAAGGTACTGATAGTCTGCGTATAGCTGCTTGGCTTTAGTGGGATTAACTATACATTCGAGTACTCCCACTGAGTCATACTCACTACCACGTGCCCTAGAGTTTATCGTAGACATCCACGTAACGAATTCAGCGTGGCTGGTAGCCTCATGGACGTTACCCTTACTGACCTTCGTTAATTCAGGGGGCTCTGGCTGAGCCGTAGCTTCCCTGACTACAGGTTGTAAAATTGGTATTACTACTGTTTCATTTGACATAACATCACTCCTATCATTCAACTAAAGTATGTAGATGAACGAATCTGATTTTTTAAAAAAGCTGGCCAAGTACTCAGGCAGCACTCTGGTGTTTAAGAACGAAAGCTTACTACCTGGTACGGCCTGGATTAACGACGTTCCTATAGACATTTCCATAGAGGATAGTTGTCTTGTACTGAATTCCGTAGGTGAGTTTAGTGGCAACTCTCACTTATACAGTAAGAGCGTTAACCGTGGAAAGGGAAACTTCAGTAGGCTAATACCTCACTTGAAGAAGGTGCTGCTGGAAGTAGGGTTTGAGCAGAAGGTATATCTAACTCCACTCAGTCCAGCCTGGGCTGCTAACTATGTTCTTAAATCGGTTGAGGGTAAATCTAAGGTTGGAGCCAGTTGGTACTTGGATTTAGTCACTCATCCTGATGAGTAGGGTTCCGGAGCTGATCCTCGAAGTATTCCACCGTCTTCTGTAGTCTTAGGTGTTCAGCCAAGAACTTATCAAAGTCGGCCTCTGCCTCATTGTATAGCTCTTGCATACGAGCATCACGTACTTTGTGTTTAACCGTATCCCTCAGGCCAAAGGTTTCCTTATCACCCAGGTTGCCACGCACCCCTTCTAACCCACCAATCTCTTTCAGACGAGCACCATACATACCCAATACTTGACGTAGCGAGAAAGGTTTAAGGTCGTTACAATCTACCCCCATGTCAAAACGCAGCAATCCAGAGTTGTCCAAGGTGCCATGAGTGTGACCATGCAAATGTATTGAGCCGTGGTACTTCCTATTCCAGGACTCAATAGGGTAGTGACTCATGACTATAGGTGCTAACCCATGTTCCTTCATTGGTAACTCAAAGTAGTCGGATACCGAGCCTACTACGTTGTCACGGCGTAAGGCAGTGATTAGATTCTGATCGTCATGATTACCCTTGATTAGAAGTTTCACCCCATTCAACTGTTTGACCCATTCGGTTGGATCAGGCCATCCCAGGTCTCCTAGGAGAAACACCGTGTCTGTAGGTTTCACAACTGAGTTGTGTCTGGATACCATCTCCTTATTCATCTCCTCTACTGAGGTAAACGGGCGGTTACAGTACTTTATGATGTTGGTGTGTCGAAAATGATGATCTGAAGCTATATATACATTATCTAGGCTTGGCATCTTCTGCTTCCATTAAAGGTGATAGGAATGCTGAGATTCTAGCCTGTAATATTTCAGAGTACTCACCCATTACCTCGGCCTGCTTAGTAAGCCTACCTCTCTCCTCTATGTCCAATGAGAAGAACAGGTCTGAAACTGTAAAAGACTTTAACGCATAGAGCTTAGCGTCAAGTGCTACTTTTTCATCAACCACACGTTGTTGGTGTGGGGCTAGAACTATGTTTCTATATGGCATGTTGTTTCTCCGTCTGGTTATTGACTAAAATTTTCTACACAGCCTTATACCTCAAAAATAGCGTTTGTGGAATTTAAACCGATAAGCTAAAATAGAGCCATGACCGATACTAAACTAACCACCGTTGGATCATTGATCCTTAAGCACTCCATGCCTACCGAGAAGTCTAAACAGAACTTCGACATCCACTCACCTCTTGATAAAGGTGGAATGTCCCGAATGGTAAATATGCTCATACGTGATGGTGGAAAGGCCTCACACGAGCACATAAACTCACTAGGGCAGATGTTCTTTAACAAGGCTACGGAGATTGGAGCCTCTACTCCATTATCGGATTATATCAACGAGAGTGATGAGCGTTCAGCTATCCTCAAAGAATATGAAACTAAGGCTAACAAGATTATACTTGGTACAGGTACTAAGTCTCAGAAGAACGATGGACTTGGTAGTCTTACATCAGACTATAACAAACGCATTGAGAAACAAAACCTAGATTACCTATCAGGTCGTGGCTCTACTGCAGCTAAGATGGCTAGAACTGGAGCCCGTGGTAATCCAGCTCAGCTGGCGTCCGGTACTTCTACTCCACTTATGTCTTTGAACGTTAAAGGTGAGCTTATCCCTTTAGTTATCAAAAGCTCCTTTGCAAGCGGTATGTCCCCAGCTGAACACTTAGCCATGAGCTATATGGGACGTGGCTCTACCGTTCTATCCCAATTATCTACAGCTCTACCAGGCGCTTTGTTTAAACGTCTAAGCCCAACGGTATTCCACGAGACTATTACTGTCGATGACTGTGGAACTAAGAACGGCATTACTCAGAAAGTTACAGATAAGAAGTCTGTGCTAGGCAGGTATGAGGCAGCGACTAATCACTTGATAGACGAGGAATACTACAAGCACCTAACTACTTCAACTAAGCCTAACGTAGTAGTACGTAGTGCTTTAACGTGTGAAGCTCACGAGGGAGTATGTAAGAAGTGTTACGGTTTAATGGGTAGTGGTAAGAACCCTGAGATTGGTGAGAACGTAGGTATCATAGCGGCCCAGTCAGTATCTGAGGTTCTAACACAGGCCATGTTGTCCACTAAACATAAGGCTACGGTTGGTGAGCGTCGTGGTAACATCTACGACCAAGCTTCTAACATCCTTAATAACCCTAAAGAAAACTTCAAGGACGAAGCTACAATATCAGAGATTAACGGTAAAGTTAATGACATCGTAGTTACTCCATTGAAAGACTACCATGTATTCGTAGATGGAGTTAAGCACTTCGTACCGAGGATTCAACAACTGACAGTCAAGAAGGGCGATGACGTAAAACAAGGTTACGCCATTTCCACCGGCGTTATCAACCCGAGGAAACTAGTAGCTCTTCGAGGTCTAGGTGCTGGACGTAAGTACTTGGCAGAAGAACTTCGTAATATCTATGGAGGTGGATTGGATCCTAGACACTTTGAGCTAATTTCTCGTAACCTGGTTAAGTATGTACAGGTCGATAGTCCTGGAGAAACAGGGTTCATGCCTGGTGATAAGGTTACTGTCAACGCATTAGCTAAGCATCTACAGGAAACCGAGACAGATACCCCGTTGAGTCACGCAAAGGGTATGATGTTGTCACGCAGTCAATTTGAGCTTACTCCAGGGACTACTCTGGATGCTAACCATATAGACGAGCTACACCGCCAAGGGGTTAAAACTGTTAAGACTACTAACTCTACCTTACGTGTAACTCCAGTAGTACCAGGACTACAGACGGCTAAGCTTTTAGACAAGAACTGGATCTCCAGGCTGTCCTTCTCTAAGTTAGAGAACAGTATTAAAGAAGCTGCGGCTCTAGGTCACGACTCTGAAGTACATAGTACAGACCCTATTACTCCATTCGTAATGGGTAATGAATTTGGAGATGGTTCTAATGGCCGGTACTAGTTCTAGAGTACCTGGGGCCAGTATAGATAAATACCAGGCTATACGAGATGTACTACGCACCTGCCTTAAACATAATAGTTTCAATGTTATGGTTAGTAGTGAGCCAGATATTGAAAATGTTTTTATGGCTCTAATGCACTACGAAAGTACTATGGAGTACGGGAATGTAGGCCCAGATACTTCTATAGATAAGGATAAGAACGTTGTGTTAGGCAGTGCAGCGTTAAAGTTTATGGCCCACCCCTTAATTGTAGAAAAGCTGAAATTAAATGATGAACACATAACTTCTAACATAAAAAACTGTAAACGGGCCCACGGACTTGCACAGAGTATGGGTTTTAATCATGTTAGGAAAGTGTCACCTTGGGGATCAGGTCCATGCGTTATAGAAAAGTTAGTATTAAAGTATAATTTTGAGTCCTCTTGGACGGCTAGGCTTACTATAAACCCTGGTGACTCTATGGCTAAAATAATGGGACCTAAGGGGCAGGCGTTTGATTCTACGTTTGTTACTAATCAAATAATGTCAGGACTTATGATATTAAACGATAAGTGGAATAATACTAGAAAATATTCTGACGGTGTACGTTGGCATGCTGAATCCAACGGCAAAGACTATATTAATAATAGTAGACTACTAGTAGCTTTAGGGTACTACTTAGGATACTCAGGTAAGGATGCAGTTAACAGTACTGCTAGCTCGTATGTAGCTGCTATAATGAATAAATCTTATAAGGAAGCTAACGGTAACTTGAGTAGTAACTTAGTGTCGTCTTCCTTTGAAATTCTAGTTGATGGTAAGCCTTCTAAAATAGCTCTATCTGAAAATACTAGAAAATCACTAGGTTGTACTGCCTAAGCTTTACACTGAATCAATAGTGCGTTAAAATACAGTCATATACATTTATAGAGGATATTTAATGGAATTCTACGATATCGCTCTGGCTAAGCTTTTACAAACTCTGCCAGAACTGGGAAATTACATAGTTACATTCAAAGATGTATCTGAAGAACTATCGGAGGATAACGGCGTCCAAGTCGGTATCTTTATTCTCAAGGCCGGAACAGAGTACATGTTTGTACCTACTGTATCTAAAGGCGACAACGTCTATCCAATAGACTCTATCTTCATTTCGTCTAAGGGTAAGTTCTTCCCTCTGACACGTAAAACGCTAAACCTGATCTCTAGCCTGTCTCAGAATATTCAAGGTAAAGCTACTAAGATTCCTGACGCTGTGGTTAAAAACCCAGATCTGTCACAACTTATCAATCCTCCTAGGACTGGTAAATTCGTATATGCTTCTTCTAGTCGTCTAGGTGATTTCCTAGGTTCGATGCCGAACTCATTGAAGAGTTTCACCATTGAGAAGATTGCAGCTGAACAATCTATGTATGAGAATCTACATAGCCTGTTTAACCTGAAAGACATCTTTGATCATCTTAAAGCTACCCCAGGCGGGTTGGCTGCTGTAACAAATCAAGCCCCTATTTCTATTCTTGACGTACCTAGTACAAAGATGACTGACTCTGAAATCCAGAATGTTCTGGACGTAGGCTATGTCGTACAAGGTGCCCCAACAACTAGTCGTGTCGCAGTATCCCATTTGGACTATAACAAGTCTGGTTCGTTTACCCAAGTTACAAACCTGGATGGTAATAAGGACTACGAGCTGATGCTTGCTAATGGTAATGCTCGTGAAGCGTTTATACCTAAACAAGTACTGAACTTCAGTAATAAGCACGCCTCCGGTTCAGCCGTAGCTATCTTCACTAATGGTGACTATGCTACTGGCGATAGCTTTATAAGTGTAGGTGATATTAAGAATCGTAAGAACGTACTTACTTCTCTGTTCGACTTCACTCCACCTGTATTGCCTAAGGACTTGACTCGTGATGCTACGTTTGCTCTTATCACTACCAATTCAGAACTTCTGGGCGTATTCCGTGCTAATGACGTAAGTATTACTAACATGGGTGTTGAGATTTCTGCCACAGTTCTATCGGGCTCTTATTCAAAAGTACGTATCCATGCCTATAGGAACTTTGCTAATCCATACATGCTGAACTCTACGGATAGGCATTGTTATGACCTATACATTCCTTACGCTTCTCTAACATTGATGTTGGGTGAAGACGTATCGCATAAGATGGAGAAGAATGTTAACTCTGCATCTAGGAAGCGTGAGATTGGTGAAGCTGGTGGCCTGTTGGGTCATCAAGTTGACATCGGGTTCGATGGTGTTGAGTTCTTCGTCAATCGTCAACCTTTGGGTAAAGAAGCTAGTGTAATGAAGCGTCTAGTCGTAGACGAAGGTATTGACCCAGTTCAGGCTGTTCACTTCATTAAACAAGCTAAAGAAAACAGATTCGTAAAAGTGTACCTATCTAAGTCTGCTGCAGAAGCTGCTGCTCCAGCTGAGATGCCTCAGTATGGTGCTCAACTACCCTCTCAGCCTAAGCCGGGTCTAAACGGTTCTTTCGTACCTAATGTACAGAATGCCTTGAAGACTGGTGATGCCCAATCTGTAGAAGCTACTATAATTTCTGAGTTGCTTCAAACTCCAGACATGTTCGAGATGATTGCAGAATACCTACCAGACATCGAAGAGTGCATTGACAGACTAGGTCGTATTTTGTTACTATCCAGAGTGAACATCGAGAAGCTTGCAGATGGCAATGATGCTGATAATGTATTCGCATTCCTAGCCAATCTTAAAGCTGTCTATCGTATGCTTGGGGATAACTACATGAAGCTGGAAGAAATGGTTGCAATGAAACCAGAAGAAGCCGGTTCTAAAGTTAAAGCCGATAGTAAATAACAGACGCTTATCATGAGATGCAGAATCCAAAACTTAGAGCAAACTTAATTCAAAGTAAAACAAGCGGCGTTGACTCTATAGTTGACGCCGTATTGGCCTCTGCTGATTCAATCGAATTCAAATTATATAAGCAAAGTCAAGACTTATATAAATCACCAACAAAGAAGAATTACCTAGAGTCCTCTCTTTTAGCTAGTAAAGATATGGTTCAGATTGCTGAACTGCTAGAGCTACCGCTAGACTTAGTGACTATGTACCGTGACGTTTTCTACAACGTTACAGACTTGGATAAGCTATCCAAACTAGAACTACTAGACGTTCCTGACCAGGCTGAAAAGGGTATGAAAACCTGGGCCCTGAGTCAAGGTCTAGACTTTGTCTCTTGGCGTCTAGGTAACAAAGTTAATATCTCTCCAGTTGAAGGTCTTAAAGACCTATTTAGTACTTGTATCTTCAAGTCTAAGGAAGCCTTGTTTAGCGGTAACGTAAGTGACGCAAGCAAGGAGAGTACAAAATGGGTGAAGCTCAGTATGGACCTGGCACGACTTATCAAGGTCTGGGTTTTGGACTCGGCTGCGGCCCGCTCCGATTTAGAAATGGCCCTAAAAGAAATTATCCCAGATTTTGAGTCGATAGACAAATTAGACCAAGTTATCGAAGAGTTTGCCCAAAAGAATGAATCGGTAGATATAGCACTACCAGAAAAGATGACGTTTGAAAGTATAGAGAGCCTATCATGAGTGAAAACAAGTATTTGGAAAAGATTGCTTCGACAAGACTTATAAGAGAGTTGGGCAAAGGTATTATACCTCTAACTAAAGACTTGAAAAACTCTCTCGTCAGGTCTGGGGCCATGCGCAGCGGCCAAACTTACATTAAGGGTATGGACACCGGTACTGAAAATATAGCCAAGAAACACGGCATACCATTACATAGAATTGATGATAGTCACCCTATGGCTGGAGCTGTTATAAATATGGGAGGGGCCGCTACTAAAGCTGTTGGCGGTAAACATCCCACTGTGTTTATACATGAAAAAGGATTAAACAAAGCATTTAATCCGTTTGAACAAAAAGTTATTCACCGCCATGAGTTGAACGAGGCTATTGGCATGAAACATGATCTGGTTAGACATGGGACTGCAGAAAAGCTAGTAATGGTACAGCCTTCTCTCCACAACAACGGTGCTCCCTACGGGCAGCATAATAATCTAGGTGTGTTAGCTAGGGAGAGTAATGATATTAGGAAACTACCGCACTTACACCCCCTCAGTAATAATAATAAGCTATTGAGACAAGTTAGAAAAGACTCTGGTGAGCAAGACACATTAGCCGGTATAGTTGGCAAGAGATACGGTGAGCAAGGTTTCACCCATAAGGACATTGAGAAGCTGAACAAGAGTAAGGGAAACCTAACTACTAAAGACACTGATGAGCTGAAACAGAGTATACCTAAGGAGTTCCATCCTAGTTTTGAAGAGGGTTTGAAGAAACTCAAGGCAGCACATATAGCTGATAGATATCCTAAAAGAGACTAAGTAGTCTCTTCTAACTAGTAAAGCCCTGGTATACTACTTATGCCCATTTTCAAATACTCTTTACCTAGGGCCTTATTAATTAAGGTGACGTCCTTAGAAGTACACTCGCCGCCTTTGAAATTATCCAGACTGTTATTAAGCTCGGATAGCACTATGGAGAATTCTTCTTGAAGTAAAGGATCGGTTAATAATACGTTTTCTACTGGGAAAGTTATTATACCCATGATACACTCCTGTGTTGTTAACATACTTATCTTATACCAAAAAGGACTGGTCTAGTTTAAAATAACCATATAATTACAAGGATGCAAGATGCCATCAATATCAACAGAACAACTACAGACCATCTCGGTTAAAACCGTAGAAGGATTTCTGAATGACCACGTCCCTCTGAGCGAAGGTCTGGCTAAACAGGCTGCTGCGTATGAACTTAATAGCGAGCAAATACAGAGGGCGGTCGAAGCCGTAAACAGCATAACATATTTGAAACTAGTGAAAGTGGCTGAGGATCGCACTATTGAGTTCCCTCTATGTAAGACTGCTGAGGTAATGGCTCATATCACTTTGCCTGGTATGGATAAAGCTGCTGCCTTAGACTACGATAAGTATCTCTCATATATGTCTAAGCACGTGGGTGATAGTGACTCAGCAAAAAAGATGGATCCTCTTACCTACGCTAAGCACGATAGGGCAGCTATGCTTTTCGCAGGAAGATCTGTAGATGAAGCAAATACTGCTTACGATAAACACGTTAAGCGTATAGAAAAAACAGCCTCAGTTGGCAAGTCTGAAGCCTTCAGTGATAACATCACCATCCAGTCTCCGACAGAAATGTACCACCTTCTGACTAAGATGGCTGCTGAGAATAAACACCTTCTTTCCCGTGCTACTGACGACCTAATCGTCACTAAAGACTCTCTTGAGAAAGCTGCGTCTGTACTGGCTCGTGACCCTAAGGCCTCTATTAAACTAGAGATGCTGGGAGTTTCTGAGACTGGTATTGAAAAGGTTGCTGGTGTAACTGAGCAGACGGTTGGCTCGTTCATCTTCAAAGAGGCTGATCTTAAAGTGGCTAAGCAAGTCCTGGATCTAACGAAGAAAGCTAATGATCTGCAAGCTGAAGTCGCTAAACGTACAGAGTTACACAAGCAAGCAGAATTGGCTAAGCAGTCTTTTCTATCGGTACTGTCTAAGGGCCTAGGCTACTTAGCGGGTAAAGCCGTTGCAATACCAGGTAAAGCTATCGGTAGAGGTTTCAGGAATACCGGTATCAACCTAAAGAACTCTATTACTAACACAGTCTCTAACACTTTAGGGCCTAAGGGGCAGAAGCTATCCACCCCTAAGAAGTTAGGCATTGTTGGCGTTGCTGGAAGCACGGCCTTGGCGGGGACCGATGCATTGATGTATCAGCCTAGTAAAGAAAAAGACATATATCACCAAATGGTCCACGCTGGTCCATATTAATTCAACCAAAGGAAAAGTAATGAACTTAGATAACGTATACGCAATGGGCCTAGAGAAGTTTGCTGGTGACCAACAAAAGGCAGTAGAATTCACAGAGGGTTTCTGCAAAGAGGCTGGTATTTGGGACTCGGTTAAAGACGCTTTCAGTACTACTACCCAAAAGGACGCTACTAAAAATGGATTCCTACCGTCTATGATGGAAGGTATGGGTAAGGGTCTAGGAGGTGCTGCTATCGCTGGTGGTGTTGGACTTATTGGTATGGCCGCTAACTCTATTAGTAATGGCAACCTACACAATAAGTTTATGACTGCTTTGCAACAGGCTATTTCCACCAACTCCTTCCTACGTAGCGCCAATAAGGAGAAGGTAATATCCTATGCAACCACTATATTTAAGTTTGCACCTCATGTAGCTACTGATGTCAACATTTTAACATCCCTGCTGGCAAATTCAGTGCAGGGTGATGGAGTAGATCCTCTCACTGTTAAAACTTTAGTTGACCTGGAAGCACGGTATAAAGACAGTAATTCTGTCAACCCTAAGTCGTTCATTTAAGTTATAATGCATAATCGGTACCTTGAGAAAATAGCAGGACTGCCTGGGTTGAACGTATTCAAATCCGGTATAACTAATCCTGCTATTTTTAATACTCTAGGTAGAGCTATTGAGAAAAAACCTGTTGGTGGTATTGTTAAGGCCAACACCGGTTTAACTTTGCATAATCAGAAATTAGGCGTGAAGAGCATATGAATAAGTATTTAGAGAAAATCGCATTCCTACCAGGATTTAAGGGTAAGAGGGAGAGAGACCTATTGGACCTAGCCGGGTTTGCAATGGGTGGTGCAGGTCTTGCAATGGGTGCTTCTCGCACTATGAATACCAGTGATACTAACTATTCCGCCAGGAAGAAGGCTAAGTTAGAAGAAGAGAGCTTAGCTGCGTTAAAGAGTATCAATAACAACTTGAAGAAGTTGCCTAAAGCAGAGAGTAAATAATGGCTGGGGTTTGGGTAACTGATCACAGACGGGGAGCGTGTGGACATTGGGAATACCCAGATGGTCTGAAGACGTGTAAACATTGTGGTAAAGACTTACCTTAGTAAAGTGGAATGACGATGTAGAAGTTCTACGCCTGTATTCTGAATCTGTTAAGTTAACTACTGATACCGGCATATTACATAACGTGGACCATATAATACCTCTAAAGTCTGACTTCGTATGTGGACTACATTGTCATACAAACCTTAGGGTCATAACGGCTGAAGAAAATAAGGCTAAAAATAATAGGTACTGGCCGGACATGCCAGAAATAACCCCTGAACTTAAAGCCATGGCAAAAGCCTTTAAAGAAAGTGAAATGAAGAATGTATAAACTTATTGACTCAGCGTCTTTCTTCCGGGAAGACGAGCCCATAGTTACCCTTATTGATTTAAAGAAATACACATCGGGGTTGGAGAAATTAGCCGCTGATTCTAGTATAACAGCGTACGTTGCTGAACTGAAACCGGAAGAGGGGTATTTCTACGTTCACATACTGGCCCTTGGAGCTTCTGAATTCTACGGCGCAAATCGCAACGGTGATAGTTTCCCTGAGGACAGCCTTATTAAGTATCATCATACTTTTGTAACGTCCCCAGGATTTATTTTTCGAAATCATATTAACAAGGACCCCAGCATAGCCATAGGTAAAGTAGTCTTTTCAACATTTAATGTTAGAATGCATAGAGTGGAAATTATAGCTGCAATTGACCGGGTTAAGGGTAAAGATATTTTGGAAAGGGTGGAGGCAGGTGACTTCCCCTCCACCAGTATGGCATGCAAGACAAGTTATGACGAATGCTCTATCTGCAATAACCGAGCCCATACTAGGGCTGAGTATTGCACCCATTTACGCAACGAGTTAGGTAAGATATATCCTGACGGTAGAAAAGTTACAGCTATCAACTCCGCCCCGTTAAAGTTCATGGAACAGAGTATAGTGGTTCGCCCGGCAGACGCAACGAGTTCCATACTGATGAAAGTAGCAAGTGACTCATCCTTCACTCAAGTCCAATCTTCAGCTGAGCTAGCTGAGATTGAAGGTCTTGGAGACAACGTCATGGATAAACAAGCGGATCTAAGCAAGCTAGCTGATCTCATCAAAGAAATTGATGGTGGTCTAGTAGTAGACGCAGATCCTGAGTTGGACAAACTTTTAGCTAAAACTAAAGACCCTAAGTTCGCTCTAATTCCAATCCTTAAGAACTTCAAGCTTAACGATGTTCTATACTCTCTTGGGCACCTGGGCATTAGCCCGTCCCTAGCCTTCCTGGCAGAGTTAATAGCAGTCAAGCTAGTAGGAGACCACATGACCGGCTCTGGGGCTACTATAGCCTCTCTAGCGCATCAGGTAGACCCTTCTAAGATAGCTGTACCTAAAGAGATGTCGGACGAAGTTAACGGACCTCAATCCTCTATCCTGAAACTGTTCGCACCAGAACTTCTTGGCAGCTCTATGCTTCCAGAGTTCGTAGAGAAGCGTGCTTTCTTGTTTGATGATGGAAGAGAACGTGACGATTTTGAAGGAAAGCATTATAATACCAATATAGGCTACATTGGAAATGGTCCCGAGATTGAGAAGACTCCATTTGAAATGTGGCAAGCTGCAAATGGCGGTATGAAAGAAAACGGTGGCATAGGTAAAGTACTAACTACGCTACTGGCTGTTGGTGGAGCTGCACTAGCTGCTAAGTGGTTTATAACTAGAACCATTGAACAGAAAATGAGAGAGGCTTTGCCTCACCCTGGAAATGGTGTTAAAATAGTACTAGTTAAATCTGCTTCTGATTACAAGTTAACTCATCGTTTAGCTAAGGCTGCGATGATTAAGTGTCTAAAGAAGGTGTAATACAGATTGACGAAGGATTACTAAAAAGATACAATTCAATACCGTATCTAAACTACAAGGAAAACTTATAACATGAGTAAAAATGAAAACTTCACTTTAGAAGACCTTTTGGCTACAATTGAGAAGCAAGCTTCTGACGCTGAAACCGAGGGCTCTAAAGCCGATAATAAAGAAGACTCCAAGGAAGCATTGGACTCTCGTAAAAAGGACTCGGGTGAAACCGATGAAGCCGAAGCCGAAAAAGCTAAAGCTGAAAAGAAAGAAGGTCAAGAGAAGTCTGCATCTGAACAAGGCGCTGACTTAGCTAAGGAAATTCTAGAAAAAGTAGCATCTAACAATAAAGGAAATAACGAAATGAGCAAACAAGCTTCTGTAGCTGGCAAGGCTTTGGCCGATGCAATCCTGACTAAACTGGCTTCTGCTGGTGACGTCGCAACTGAAAACGGGATCACTCCTGGTACAGTTCCACAAAAGAATATCGTTGACAACGCTGAGATGGATGCACAGGCAACTGCAAAAATCCAATCACTTCCAGGTACCGACGGTGCTGGTAATGGCGGTAGCGTTAATCAAATCTTTGATGCAATCGTTGCTGATGCAATGGGCGAAGGCGCAACTGCTTACGACCAAACACAATCTGCTGGCGCTTCTGCTGGTGAAGGTGCTGCTATGGATCAAGGCGCAACTGCAAATGGTCACGCTGATGAGTCTCAAGAGAAGATGGCTGCTGCTATCACATTGTTTGAGAATGGTCTGGACTTTGATACAGCAGTTGACTTGGTTAAAGAAGCTGCTGAAGCAATTGAAGCTGAAGAGTTTGATATGGCTAAACAAGCCGCTGTTAGCGAATTGATAGGTCAAGGTTTTGACTTTGATAGCGCAGTTGAGTTGGTTAAAGAAGCTGTTGCAAATCCATCTGAGCGCGTCTCTCATCCCAATAGTACTATACGCGGTAAGGTAGAACAGGGTGCTTATCAGGCTAAGCAAAAAGGTAAACGTTTCGGAGCTTCCGCTAAAAGTGAGGCTGCCAATCTGAAGGGCGCACTAGGCGGTTTGAAGAATTCCCCACGTACGGCTATTCAATCTATCGCAGGTAATCGTATTGCCCAAGCTGCTGCAGCTGCTGCTGCTATCGGTGGTGGTGCGTATGCTCTTACTCGTGAAAAGAAAGCTGCTTTCGAAGCATTGGTTGATGCTGGTGTTGACTTCGAAAAGGCTGCTGAGTTGGTTGCTGCTAAGTCTCAAGAACTGTACGGTCTGTAAGACGTAACGTAAAAGCATGATACTAGAGGGTGGAGCTTAAAGCCCGCCCTCTTTTTATTTAACCCATGAGACTATGAACAAATACCTAACCAAACTAGCTACCCTCTCAGCCGATGCTAAAAAAGAGATCCAACAAACAGCTATCATAGCTGCTACTGGATTAGGCGCAGGAATAGGCGGTGACATGTTATCTAAGACTAAGGCTATCTCTAGCTGGAAAGCTCCGAGCTGGCTTAAGGCTGGTGTTACCGTTGGGGCGTTAGGTTTAGTAGGTGACGTAGCTGCTGTTAAGGTTAATAGACATATAGAAAAGAGTGCAGGGATGAATAAGTATTTGGAAAAAGTGGCATTGACGTTAGATGGGCATTCGTTTGAACCGGTGGGGAACTACACCACCTCCGTTAAAGATATAAACGATGCTCCGGCTACCGTACCTAAAAAGAAGTTTGGACATCAGAAGTTAGAACCTAATATTAATCCAGGAGATACTTTCGATTCAAAGACTCTAAACTACCTAGGGAGTCCTGATATAGCTCATGCTAAAGATATCACTCCAGTACCTCTGTCCGCTAAAATACACAATAACAAAGCCAAGATTCTACTATCTGCTGCAGGGCTAGCCGGGGCAGCTGGATTGTATGCTTTACATAATAAAAGGAAAAAAGAAGCGATGAACAAATATCTAGAGAAAGCGGCCTCTATGCAACTCCTATTTAATGGAGTTAGGCGTGGGGCACAAAGGCTTGGCGGGCAATTAAAGACATTGGGACAAGACTTTAGTACTGCCCCTAAAACGATGGCAGGTATGAAGAGTATGGCTCCAAGTATCAAACCTATACTTCAGAACCGTGCGGTACAGGTGGGTGCAGGTGCTACTGCGTTAGGAGTTGGTGCACTGTCCATGAGAAAAAAGAATAACCAATAAGGATATTAAAATGTCACTATCACAAGAATTACGTGCATACGCAGAAACCTTGCACACTCCAGAAGTTTCGGAGACAGAGGCTGCGGTTGAACTTTTGAAACAAGCGGGTCTTTCTGAAGACGTGGCTCGTGCAGAAGTTCTACAAATGGAAATGGAAAAAGAGGCTACCGAGCACCTAGTCATGTCCGGTATCGACATCGACAAGGCTGTCAACATGGTTAAGGCTGCTAACATCAATGTTAAGAACCTGACTAAGGTGTCTCTTGTTAAGGAAGCATCCGAAGTCACTGCTAGTCCAGAAGCTGAGTTACTGATTAAGGTAGCTGAGTACGTGGAAGAGTTGGAGTCTGAGAACGCTAACCTTAAGAACATGGTTAAAGTCGCTGAAGCTAGTGCACCAGAAAAAGAAATCAAACTCCCTCAGTCTATGGAGAAGGTTGCTAAGTCTGGCATGCTGACTAAGGAAGACTTGATTGAGCTACAGAGCGTTAGCGCTACTGTACTGAATAAGGTTGCATCGGCTCTAGAGCCTGCATGGGAAATGGGTAAAGCTGCTGGGGTTGCAAGACCTAAGACTGATCCTATCCTTGAATTTTGTGTGGCTTAATTATGACTAACCTCTACTTAGAAAAGATTGCGGCTTCCATGTCTGAAGATATGCAAGAGCCTTGGACCATCCTGGGACAGAAAGAGGTAATGCTACGTCACGGATATGATGTACCTTATAATGAACTTGGTAACGTAAATGCTCAGACAGCTAATACTAACCTTTTTAGGCAGTTGAAGCACCGAGGTATCGGAGCTCTAATAGGTGCTGCTGCTGGAGGTATTATGGGCGGTATACTACAGGGATCACAGGGAGCTTCTATTGGAGTAGCTGGTGGGGCTATGGCTGGAGCTATAGGCGGGATTGTACACGATAGTAAGTACATGAAAGAAGACCACGCTGAACTAATTCGTAGGAACATAGATTCAGGGGCGTGGGATAAATATCATATTGGAGAAAAACAAGCCTCATTCGACAATCCTTACCTAGAGAAGATTGCAGCTAATAAAATGAAGCAGTACATGATCGACACTGGTCAAATTCATAGTCATCAGTTTTATGGTCCTAAGGGAACAAAAGTAAATGCTCCTAGTAACCAGTCTATCAACGCTATGTATGCTTCAACTGCGCCTACGTCTACATACAATGCGGGTGGTAGGACAACTACGACTAAGCCTGGTAGTAAAGGTATTTTAGGAATTGGCAAGACTCCTGCTGTAACTACCTCTGTAGAAAATACCGCCACTAGAGTAACAGGAGATTCATTGGCTGGTGGAGTGAAAAGCAGGATGGTGCCAAAGACAGGTGTTAAGGGACTCCTAGGTAAGGCCGTAGGGTTGATGAAAAGAAATCCATTAGCTACTGGAGCTGTTGCATTAGGTGCTGGTATGTTAGCCGGTAGGTCTAGTAAAGGCAGTGGCGATCAGTATCAATACGCTTAAGCTTTAAGAACTACGTTTCAAACTAAAAAAATCCCGGAGTGATTACCGGGATTTTTTATTACTTACATTTAGACCAAGCCGTGCGTTGCTCCCTATCAAAACTAGAAGCCCCTATCATTCTATACGCGGCGTTATCCCTAGTGTTACGTTTCCTAGCGTATGCCTCTGAAGTACTCCACTGCCTGTTATCCCTTACCCGGTTTGTTTTACTCCATACAGACATAGCATATTCTGGACTATTACCCTCTAGAATAGCTAACCCTACTGGCCTGAAGTTTACTGTTAACCACGTTACACAATCATAGCTAGACTTGAAGGGTCCTATTGACGGTATATCAAACATTACCTTTTTAGTGTCCTGTTCGGTCCAGCTAACCCCCATAGTGACCTGCAAGTAGGCGTGTACTGAGAGTACGGCCCTAATCATACTTACGCTACGGTTAGACTTCATGGCGTCAATACAAAGCTTTATTAGTGTCACTCTGAATACATTACGGACGTCGGCCTGTAGTGGTGTTAATTTTACTTTCATGATTTAATCTCCTGTTGTGAGTTTATTACACTTAACTTATACCATTTTTCACTACATCTATTTAATTCTGAGTTAAACTAATTTCATAGAGCTATATGTTCTACAGGTTTGGGCAGTAATGTCCTTGATTGATCTAATAATTAGTTCGGTCTAAACATTTAACTAAAAGGAAATAAACCATGAAAATGGAAAGAACGGCAGAAGTCATTCGTGGCTGGCCATATGACGGTTCTCTTAACCGTGCGGAGCCAATTACGGCTGCTGCAACTCTGGTTAATGGTGACTGGGTTGTAAAAGGTGCAGACGGTACTGTTAACGTTGGTTCAGTTACATTCGCTAACGGTAAAGCTGGTTTGGTAGTTGTTGGTAATGGTGATTCTGGTTCTGCATTGAACTCTGGCAAAGCTGAAGTATTGTGGGGTAACTTTATCGCTAAGGTATCTAACTTTACTGCTGGCGCTTATGTTCCTGGTGCTCCAGTTACTGTTACAGCAGGTAAGATTGCATTGGCAACTCTGAGCACTGGCACAACCAACGGTAGCATCGTTGTAGGCCACGTATTGGATGTTGTTGCAGTTAGTGCAACTAATACTGCTCATGTTGTTATCGCAGTATATTAATAGGGGATAAACATGAGTAATTACACAACCGAAACAATCAATACCCAATTCATCAATCAGTCTTTCTTGGACAAGATTGACCAAGGTATGGAAAAAGAAGCCGGCGCAGCAATGTCCGCATTCGTGCGTCAAAAACTGCGTGAAGATGGCTTTACACGTAAGATCCTAACTCCAGTTTCGATCACTGCTTCCGAGCTAGATCGTCAACTGAGCGAAGAGCCACAAGTAATCGTAGAGAAAGAGCCAGACAGCGTTGCTGCAAACTTGCCCTTCTTGTCTCGTGCTGAGATTCGCTACTTTACCGGTTCTCGTTATGCAGTAACTTTCCAGAAGATCACTTCTGCTGAGTTCAAGAAGTCTAAGTTCGAGTTGGCTACATACCGTACCGACATCCGCACTATCCTTCAAGAAAACTCGGTTAAGGATCTGCAAGAGCAAGAAGACAAAAACTTCTACAACAACTGCTTGGCAGTGGCTACAGCTAACAGCAACGTTCACGCCATCGCTGGTGGTTTCAACGTAGCTAACCTGAACGCTGGTATCAAGTTCCTGTTGGAGAAGAAACTTCCTGTTGGTTGTATCCTGATGACTCAAAGCATGTATGCTGATCTGTTGGCTCAACCAGCTACTCAAATCGGTTCTGCAGCAGCTTCTGAGCTGTTCCGCGGCCAAGCTAGTCTTGACAATTTTTTTGGATACAAAATTATTACGACTAACAAAACTGACATCGTACCGACAAACCAAGCTGTCGTGTTTGCTCCGCAAGAGTATACCGGCCAGTTCTATTCCTTGCAGGAACCTCAAGTTTTCCTCAAGACAGAAGCCGATATGATCCAGTTCCAGACGTACGAAGCTATCGGTGCAGGCCTCGGAAATACCTCAGCAGTGCATTTTCTTAATTTCTAAGAGGTTTTTAGAAAGTAACACTAAAAAGCCTGGAGAAATCCGGGCTTTTTTACGTCCTCAAAATTGTAGTAGTTAAAAGTGTCCTAGTTATGTTAAAATAGGATTATGAAACATACCAACAAATTATCGCAAGAAGAAGTAATACGTCGCATGACTTTGAAGAACCCTCAGTTTGATTTTTCAGAGTTTGTGTACACAAATAGTACTACCAAAAGTACTGTCATGTGTAGTACTCACGGTAGATTCCAACAGAATTATAAAAGGCTGACTAACGGTATAGGGTGTGCCAAATGTGGTGGCGTAGCTAAAAAAGATCCAATATCTTATGTAGAGGAAATCACACGTAAGTTTGGCACATTCTGTGACTACTCTAGGGTAGTATATCTAGGGGCCCGTTCAACGGTGGAGGTAGTATGCCCTATACACGGTGTATTTAGTGTAATAGCATGTAACTACCTTAATCTATATAAACACCCGTGTCCTAAGTGTGGTATTGATAATAGGGTCAAGAATCAGTTTGATTCTGCGGAGGATTTTATAAGGAAGGCGGTTTCCGTGCACGGATCTTTATATGACTACTCTAAGGTGGTATACGTAGGTTCTAAGATGCCTGTGGAAATAGTCTGTAAAACTCATGGGAGTTTCTTAAAGTCTCCCAATAAACACATAAGTTATAAAGGTGGATGTCAGAGGTGTTCTGAGGGTAACCGTATCTCTAAAGGTGAATCGAGTCTTCTTAATAAAGTATCGGAGCTGGGATTAGCTATACTGAAGAACAATAGGGGCATTCTACCCGGACGTAAAGAGTTGGATATGTACTTCCCTGAACTAAAAACAGGGATAGAGTATAACGGAATACTATGGCACTCGGAATATAAGGGGTCCAAGTTTAACCTATTGGACAAGACAAAACTGGGAGAAGCCGTAGGGGTTAAAGTATTACATATATTCGAAGACGAGTGGGAGAACGATCCGGATAGGGTAATTAATATAACCAAAGCCGTATTAGGAACTGAGATAAACGATAAACAATTAGTAAAAGAGTGCTCCACCTTATTTGGCGAACTAACATATTTAGATAGAAGGTACCCACTGCTAGATAAATTTCTACGCCTAGGATACGAGGTAATAGAGGTAGTAGATCCTAAACCCTGGTTTAGTAATGGATATAAAAATAGAGTACCCTACACTGAAGACATAAAATCAAGTAACCCCCGTGGAGTAGTAGTCTGGGACTGTGGAGGTTACCTATTAAAACCACCGGCCAAAATTATGGGTGTAACATAAACTAAGTCCGGCTCCCGCCGGAATACTTTTCACGATTTGGGATTGTTGGTACTACAAAAACTTCCAACAGATTCAATTAACATCTTGATTCTCCCAAATCTTTATTGTTATTAAGATGTAACCCATCGCTGTTTTGATGGATATGATCTCCCTACTACAATATACTTATACCAAAAAAGCGGTTCTTAATGTAAAATATGGTTATGAATAAATATCTGATATCCATAGAGAAGGTGGCGATGAATGCCCTTAAGTCCAGGGTATTAGCTAAAGGTGTAGGGGTTATCGCACAGCCTGGGTCACAGTGGAAACGGGCTATAAGGGATTCCAAAAATTTTAAGTCAGTAGAAGATTTTCAGAATACCTGGAAACATAAAGTACCAAACACTTTTAAGGTGGAGGGTACTGCTACTGCCATAACCAGGACTGGTGAAAAAATCCCTGGAGCGTATAATAAATATACGAAACTAACTGATTCTCTAAAGTCTATAGAAAATAAAGGGTTAGGTAAAGTAACGTTTCTTAATGGGGAAGCAGCCTCCATAAAAACTAAAGGCTCTAATTTACAGATACACCTAAAAAGTCATAATAATAGGAATATACTAGAGGCTGTTGGAAGCACAGTTAGCCCTACTGCAAGTGATACTACTCGTGGTAAAGGTTTATTTAAAGGACTATGGCCTCACATATCCAAAGAGTTAAGGAAGCGTGGGATAACCCATCTAGAGATGGAGCCTCAATCCCCCGTCTGGCATAAGAACTACAAACTTGAAAAAATACCAGAAAAAGACGTAGATTACTATAAACATAGAATACCAACTAAATGAATAAATACTTAGAAAAGATAGCATCCAGGTCAGACGGAGTTATAAACTCCATCTTCGGATTCGGAGATAGACTGATAGGCCACTCTGCCGGCCGTGCTAAGACCATCCACAACTCCTTGAAGGACGCAGCTCATCTGGGTAGCGGTATCCCAGCCTCTACCATGCGCAAGGCTAAGGAGCTATCTGATGCTGCCTCTCTGGCTTCTCGTAACACTCGTATCCGTACTGCTCTAGCAGTGGGCGGTGGTGTAACTGCTGGGTATCTCGGTATCCACAAGTACCAGCAACATAAAGATGAGAAGATTATGCAGAAGATCTTATCTAACGCACAAAACAATCAAGTATACTAAAATACGTATTGACTAAATTAGAGAGACGTACTAAAATCACGTTCTCTTACATAACTTAAAGGAAACAAAATGTACATTCAAAACACCCTAAACCATACTCTAGTTCTGAAAGCCGGATACTTGAAGTTGGCTGCAGGCGCAACAAACGTCAATCCCCTTACAGAGGATGACTACAAGGACACTACTATTGCTGACGCAATCTCTCGTGGTTGGGCTAAAAAAGTAACTGAGGCTATCGCTGCTGCTGAAGTGGCACCGGTTGCAGTTACTGTAGCTAGCTCTAAGGGAGGTTTGACTCTTGAAGAACTAAAGGCTGAACAGGCTGCTAAAGTAGAGAAGCCAACTGCTTTCACTACTGAGCTTGGTCTTAGCGATGGTATCCCTCAGGGCGGTGCAGTAGGTTCTACAATCGGAGTGCCTATTGAGACTTACGTAACTGAGCCTGTAGTAGCTCCAGTAGAAGAAGTTAAAGAAACAAAAGCCTCTAAGGCTAAAAGTAAATAAAGTATCCCTACATATAAATTGGAATACTTTCCGGCCTTAGGGCCGGTTTTTTATTGTGCTAAACTCTAGTCATGGCTACTATACAAATTCTAACTGTTGATGAAGTACGTGAGTACTTAGGTGATTACGCTCAAAACAACCGCCTGATTGAAGGTGAGGAGTTTTCAGATACCAGAGTTTCGCTCTGCATGGGACTGGCAGTAGATGAATATAATACCAACCCACCTTTCACAGTGTATAGTACGGCGGATTTCCCCTCCAAGTCTATATTGCTCTGGGGAACGTTGTGGAAGATGTTTGAAGGTAAGGCTGCAGAGTTTGCACGAAACACTCTGTCATACAGTGACGGCGGTGTACAGATACCAATTGAGGAAAAGGCGGAGTTGTATAAGACTCTAGCTAACGGTTTCCATCAGAACTTCAACGACCAAATGAGAATCCTAAAAACACACGTTAACATGGAATCAGGCTGGGGTGACGTTCGTGGAGATGCGAGCCTTTTCCCTATTTGGTAATCTAAAAAAAGCCCAGGTTATTCTGGGCTTTTTATCAAACACGCAGAGCGGTAATATATACCCCTATTGCCCTGTAAAACATCCCATCCTTATTATTGGTGTCCTGTAGTACCAACACGGTTACTTCCGAGTGGCTGGTAAAATCAGGTTCTTTAAGTGCGGGCTTTATCAAAGACATTTCCTGGTCATGTAATTCTTTCTCTGAATAGGCTTTTATCATTATAAAGGGAACATAGGCTAGCCTGTGTTTGTAATCCCAGTAATCCCCCCTACCACGGATACACCTAGTTAGGCCCTCTATTTCTATGACCTTGATAGGACCACCTTCTAGTTGTTTATCTAACTCACTAACAGATATAGGTTTATACGTTATGTTCATTCTCTTCCTTAGTTGAAGTTATGATGAGCGTCTCATGTTCTACCAACCCTCTGGCCTCATTCATTTCACCAGCGTAACCTACGCAGTTATTGATTAGTACACACTCCCCGAACACGGTGGTATCCTGGTAATGAGTATGTCCATAGAACCAGTACCTGATGTTTGGGTTGTCCATAATCAAGTCACTCAAGTCTGAGGCGTAATAACAGTTAGAAGTGTCCCCTGCGTACCTAGGATCACACAGACTGAACATCGGTAAGTGATGTGTTATTACTATCACTTTCTTGTTAGGGTTTTGTCTAGCTATAAAGCGTATGTATTCCTTGTGCCTTTTATGCACATTAACCCAGCGCTCTGACGTAAATCTATCCCACCTGCCCTCAGGACCGGTATCGTATGATATCTTACCGTCGTAAGCCATAACTCTATTTAGGTTCATCATAGAGAAGGGATCATTCTTATTCATGTCTGTCCAAAGAGTACAGCCTACAAACAAGAAGTCACCATCCACGTAAGTGTCGCAGTCAAGTACTTTGACGTTGTGTAACCCCCTGTTGGCTAGAAGTTCGTTACACTTCTCACCACCCCTTCTGATAGTTAAGCTACCAGAGTTAATCGGCCAGAAATCATGGTTTCCAAGCACTATAAGCACCTGTTTAAACCTACATGCAACCTTCTCGATCCATGTCCTAGAATCTACCGTGAATGGTCTAGGAGTATCCTTATCTATTAGAATCGTTTCCCTAGAGAAGTCCTCCCATTCGATAAACCTGGTGCCGGTCCATAAGTCCCCTGCCAGTATGAGGATAGTCTCAGCGTCGTCTGGTAGAACCGGTGGATACCAAAGTTTACCTAGCTTATAGTGATCTAAATGAATATCAGAGTATTCACGTATTTTTAACTGTTGCATAATGATCCTTTAGTTGTTTGTACATTACTTATACCAAATATTCTACCATACTTTAAAATACAGTTATGTCATTAAACGTCTCTATCAATGTAGGGTTCCTAGTTCAAACCCATAATATGGGTAGCTCAACCGTGCCTACGTTGATTAGTAATGGGATATACCAGTCCGGAGCCATATCGGTAACTATATATCCTAGATGGTATAAACACGTATCTGTTGAATGGACAGTGCCTTCTAACTGGGGTAATTGTGTATTCAACGTGTATACTAGTCAGACGGAGGGTGGTCCTTGGGAGTTGATTAACCCTATCCCTATTACTGGAACGTTCTTAACAGAAGCCGTTTCAAAAGAGTATTCTAAATTCTCTAAGGGTTTTTACGTAGTAGAAGCATTACTACTGGATAAGAATCTGCATAAGGTAAGGTCAGCTTCTTCGACTTGGAATACGTATCAATCTAACTGGGTTGCATTGCGCTCAAACGAGATACAGCGTAGGCAGTACATACTTCTAGCTCAATTTACTGGGGTTAAGTCTTATCTGTTTAGACGTAGAGACTACGGTAAGCGCTGTACGAACTGTTGGGATCCTAAGACTGAAAAGGTTATTAAGGATCATTGCACAGTGTGTTTTGGTACTAGTTTCGAAGGTGGTTACTTTGATGCTGTACCGTTCTATGTTCAGTATGAACCTACCCCTAATACAGATCAGCAGGTGTATTATGGAACTATGGAAAATAACCAAATCGGCGGTAGGAGTATATCTATACCAGAGGTTAGGTTAAATGATATAATAATCAGAGCAGGGGATTGGAACGCATATTTAGTAGACAGAATGACTAACACTGAACTCATGTCTAATTCAGTAAGTCAAATAATGGTATTAACACAATTAGGTAAAGACAGCGTCGAGTACAATTTAATGACAAAGAACCTACCAGATTTCCCACAACAATATATATAAAGGATAGAACATGAGCAACAAGTACTTAGAAAAGATCGCAATGACTGCTGGAGTTGGTAACCTTATTAAGGGCATCAAGACTACTAGCAAGCTGGAGTCGGACATGCTTAAAGGCAAGGCCCGTAATATTATTCAGAAACAGGTAGACAGGCACATCCCTACCGGCGGTCTAAGCACTTTGAAGCAATACCCAGTACGGTACTAATAATGTCGTCGTTCTCTCCTCTACTAGTGTCTAAGCTGGTAATATTACCCTTGAGGTATTTTTTCAGTAACTACGCCAAGGCGTATGACTTAGTATGGGACGAGGATGAAAAGATTCGCACAATAGAGGTTGGCCACATGAATGACTACCATCAAATAGCCATTCAGAAGAACCCGCGTGTTTTAATATCCAGAGGGGACTACCAGATAAACAAGGTGGGCATCACTGATAACCTTGCTGAAGCCTTACCCTCTCAACTTCACGGTAGTGACGACCGCGTTAATATGGTGCTTATTTCTGGTAATGCCCAGATAATCATAGAGGCCAGGCAACAAGGAACTTGCGAAATTTTAGCAGATATGGTTTCTCACTTTATTACCTGGTCAAGGCCTTTTCTCTGTGATACACAGGGTTTTAAGGAGTTCGGATTACCAATGGTAGTTTCAGACTGCACCCCTGATCAGGAGGATAAGGAGAAATTTAAGGTAGTGATCTCTATACCCTTTATGATGGAAGAGAAATGGACTGTAAGACAAGAAGCGCTCTCTTTGAAAAGTTTCTTTGTATCTCTATCAAAGCAGCCATGAGTCCTGGGTTAAAATATTGTCATAGATTACACGGATAACATCCGTTTAAAGGATTTACAAAACTCAGAAAATTCTGGGTTATTTATTTAGGAGAGCTTAATGGCCTACGTAGTACCTTCACCTCTTGTATATCAAGAGTTACTAAATTCTGGTGGGGTTGCAAATTCTACCCCAGATCTAGATGCTTGCATTATCGGCCCAGCATTCAACGTTATTAACTACGTTGCTGGTGACGTCGCATCTTTGATCAAAACGGCAGCATCTAAGGTTAGTGCAGCAATCCCTGTCACTCTGGCAGCCGGTTCTGATACCATCACGTTCACTACCGCTCCTGCAGTCACTGTAGGGGATGTACTGCTTATTCCCGGTGCTGGACTGGCTGGAGGTTCTTTACAAGCTACAGTTAATTCCGTTAATGGAATGATTGTAATTCTAGACACTGTCGCTATCACTAGCGTCACTAACGCTGCTGCTACGAAACAAGGCACTCTAGTAGACTCTACTATCGCTAATACTTTCGGTATGCCTAGTCAAAAGCCTGGTCAAGTAACTTCTGTTGCTTCAATTGGCGTATACCTTAATAACGCTAGAGTTCAAACTCTATCTACCAAATTCCACGCTTTCTCTAATAGTGTAGCGTTGACTATGGTTCCTGTAGTTGGTGTCGGTAGTATCCTAATAGGTACTAGAGACGTTACTGCAGTTGATGTTTCTGGTAAGCTGGTTGTCGGTGATGAAATCACTATAGCTGGTGCAGGTGTAGGTGGAGCTAACTTGGTTGCTAAAATCTCCGCAATGCCTACTGGCACTACTATCACCCTAGACCCTAATTCCCCAGCAGCCTCAGCTACTGTCCCAGGTGGAGTCCTAACTAAGAGCGTAATTCAAAATATAAGCCCAGTTACTTCTACCTTGATTTTAGAGGCAGGCGATAAGGTTCATATTAATTACACTAATAACGTAGGGGCGGCAGCTACCTTTGATACAACCGTTAATGAAGTCGTAAGCCCAGTAGGAGCTATTACCAGTCTCACTCTAGCTGACGTCCTTCCTGCAAATATCAGTAAGACTACCACTGTTAGCGTGGCAGCATCTTCTGGAGCTGGTACTGTTACCTTAGGATCAGTTGTAGGTATGACTAAGGGTGATACTATTAAATTCGCCTCTATAGGTGGAGTTACTGGTAATGACTTTATTACTACAGTAACTCTTATCGCTGGTAACATAGTTACTTTATCAGGGGTTCTACCTGCAGCAGCCGATCTAAACTCGGTAGTTATAGTTGGTAACCAAATAACAGTTAGCTCACGTAAGCTATATAACAATCAACTATTACCAACACACAAAGTATCTAACGTACTAAGCCTTAACTACGACACTTCTACTACTGCTACCTCTGGTCAGATAGTAATAAACCCTAATCCTGAGTTAGTGTATGGTGTAGTTAAGACTGCAGACGTACATGTTGGTTACAAGGCTTTGCGTACAGACCTAAGTGCATCTGTAATGGATGTAGCTAACACTGCTGATATCCAGGGTACTTTTGGTGACATCTCCGATGCTAACCCTTTGGCTCTAGCTGTTCAACTGGCTAAGGCTAATACCACTACCAGAGTCCGGTTCATTGCCATCGAGTCAGATGATCTTGTCGGTTACCAAAAAGCATTCGACTTAGCTGAAGGTCAGAGACTGTACGCAATCGTACCTTTGACACAAGACCAATCAATTGTTGCTGCTCTAAAGAACCACGTTTTACAGATGTCCTTACCTGAGTCTGCTAATTGGCGTATTGCTCTGGTTAACACGGCTATTCCTACTGATGTAACCGTAGGACCTTTCAGTTCTGGATTATTGAATGCCAATAGCGGTAATAACGCTATAGCAGTATCCGCTGGTAAATATATCCTTACATCGTCTAACGCTACATTCCTAAGTGACGGGGTCACTCCTGGAGATATTACTCACGTTTATAACGGAGCTACTCTACTTGGTGCTTACACTGTCCTAGAGGTTGTAAGTAACCAACAAGTTGTTCTAGACACTACTTCTACAGTATCCGGTGTTTCGTACTTCGTCTCTCGTATCTTGACTAAGACACAAAAGGCTCAGTCCGTTGCTGCAGTGAGCAAAAGTTTTGGTTCTAGCAGAGTAATCCACGTTCAACCAGACACTGTTGGTGTTAACGTTAACGGCACGATCAAATATCTGCCAGGATATTATCTGTGTGCTGCAGTGGCTGGACTAGTGGCTGGATTCCCAGTACAACAGGGTTTCACAAATATTGGTGTGGCAGGTATTGCTGATATTAAATACAGTAACTTCTACTTTACCCGTGCTCAACTTAACTCTATGGCAGAGGCTGGTACATTCCTGTTTGTTCAAGAGACCAGCGGTTCTATACCATACTGCCGTCATGAGTTAACTACTGATGTTACAGTACTAGAGTACCGTGAGTTACTAGTAGTTAAGAACTGGGACTTCCTGTCTTATTTCTACTATGACAAGATGAAGGGATTCATGGGTTCATGGAATATTACTGCTGAAACTCTAAATACAGTACGTAGGACTATCAACGCATCATCTGAGTTGCTTAAAGCTAAAAAATTGCCTAAGATCGGAGCACCATTGATCGACGCAAAAATAACTAAACTAGAGCAGAGCACTAATAACAAAGATACTATTGATTGCAGATTGAGTGTGTCAGTCGTTTACCCATTCAACTATATCAATTTATATTTGGTAATCTAGAAAATACATACGGGGTCTTCGGACCCCTTTTAAAGAAAAGGAATATCCTTAAATGGCTACAAAAGATGATGACAAACTAGGTACAGTAGGTGAGGCCGGGTTTGGATTGAATTGGGACTGGAAAGGTTCCTATATGGACAAACTGGGTGATGAAGGCTACGAGAGATTCTCGCAGTTTTCAGCATCTCCAGATACTACAGCACTATTTGCAGGCCCCGCTCGTTATACAGGTCTTGCCGGTGATGCTGCAAGTTTAATACCTATTGGCTTAGCTGACGGAATCGGTTTCCAATCTCAATCAGGTATCCAACCTTTGTACGAAATCGGTTCTAACCGCACGTTCTTCACACGTGGCAAAACCTCTCACTCGATGACTATGGGTAAGATGTTGGCTGACCAGAAGAATATCTTGGCAGCTTTGTCTGCTGCGGCTTATCGACCACTAATGGCTACTGATGGATCTAAGAGTCCAGGAGCTGAAACTCCAAATCCAAACATTATGATGAACTTGGACTCTGAGTTCTTCGCAGTTCCGTTTGGATTGTTATTGGTATTCAAGACTCGTGGTGGTGGTAATGATGGTTATGGTAAAGCGTTGACTGCTCTGTATCTAGAGTATTGTATGTTTGCTAACTATGGTTTTAACATAGCTTCTCAAAGCCCTGTTATCCAGGAATCCATAAGTCTTTCCTTCGATAGACCAGTACCAGTATCCTTTAACGCCTAACATAACACCCATAGGGGTATAATAAGAACCCGGCTAGTCCGGGTTTTTGTTATAATAGTATTATGTATAATATACCAATCAAATTAGATAAAGGCCTAGAAGAGGGCGTCGTTACAGAAGTAGATGCTAAGCGTCTTATATGTAAGGTGCGCACCTCCTTTGGCAAAAGATTAAGTAGAGTAAAGTGGATGCTACCCTTTGGAGGATCCTCTAGAGCTGGTGATAGGGGTACTCCTTCTCAGGGGGATAGGGTAGTACTATCCTATGGATTGGGGTATCCAATTATAGTAGGGTTCCTACCAGAGTTAGAAGGAGTAGGAAGAGATGATTCCACCGAGTTAGTAGGATCCGTATACTCAGTGGATACTGGTAACTTTAGTGGAACTGCAGGTGACTCCTCTAAGATAGACGTTAGTAAACCTAAAGACTTTATATCTGGTGATAGGGTAATCTCTACATTGGGTGGCGCCCTTTTAGGGTTACTACGTGGAGGTTCTGTAGTAATACGCAGCGGTGCGTTCTCAGAGATATTTATCTCTAAATGGACGAACTTAGTGAGAGTAGTGTCAGGTAACTGGGAACACTTTACCGATGTGTTCTCTGATGTAGTTAAAAACTATAGAGGTAGGGTATATAGGTACACCGGATATAGTAATACCTACCTAGGGGCTAAAAATGAGGTGTACACCTACAATGAGTTCACAGGGGATACTGCTTTAGCCGAACAGATGAAAACTACATATACTGAGGATGTAATACCAGTTACTCAGAACACTATTATACGTAGAGAGTTGGTTACAGTCGGCGGTGTAGAGAAGATGCACCATAATATAGGACTAACCGGGCTAGATGAGACCATAGTTACTAACGCAGGCGGTATTACTAGGATTAAGAGTGACGGTAATGAGATGTATGTTAGTCATAAGTCTGTAGGTAACGTCGAGAGTGTTGCTGTAATAGATATTTCCGGTATACTATTCAGGACTGGTGTAGCTGGAGCTGGGCAGAAGGCCTCGTTCCATATTGATCAAAACGGTAACATTGACGTAACGCATGATGGTACATTAAATGTAAATACTACCGGCACTGCTACTATCCACAGCGAAGGTAACATGTCCGCTACTACCAGTGGTAATTTAATAGTTACAGCGACTGGTACAGCTAATGTGACGGCTGGGGGCAAGGCTACGGTTAAAGGTGCAACAGTGGATGTGGACGGTGGCGGTGGTGGTATTAAGGGGGTTGTGCAGGGTAGCTGTATCTGTGCCTTCACCGGTGCGCCACACGGACATGTTTCAGGAACAGTGAAGGGATCTCAATAATGGCAATGACAGCAGCAGGTATGGCAGCAAAGATTAAGGCAGCAATGACTACCCCGGCAATGATTGCCCTAGCACAAACAAGTGATTCAGCTACCGCGGTGACTAATGCTGACACTGCGATGTTAGCCATGTGCCAAGGTATTATAAATGAGATAGTGGCTAACTCAGAACTCGTGTCTGTAACACATGATGCCGGGGCGGCTGGTGCCGGTATAATAACAGGTACGGTAAAATAGTCTTTGCTAGGCTAAAAATTACCCAAGGGTTTCCCCTTGTAATTTAATGGGATATGTTTAACTGTTTTGTTGTTTGAAATAATCTTGAGGATAGCTTATTCCTGCTATTGATTTGTTTATTCATAAAACCTCCTGAGATCAGAGGGGCGGAGAGCCTTTAATTATCTCCGCCCGACATAGGTACTTTCTTCCAGTCTGGGTTTTTGTCGCTTACCCGAAAGCGGTTGATTCACGCAATCTGTACTTGCTGAGTTCCAACATTGTTAACGTCTTGAGAAACAAATTCTTCTACTCTTACGTCTTGACTATTGCGCACATTCGTTGTTCTACGCCCATAGATTTCTTTAAAACGACTCATAAAATGAGATCCAGCTTGTGGGTTAAGCTGGTTGAACCAGTTCAATCGCCCGTTCATGACACTTATGAATTCATCTTCGGTAATTTGATTTTTAGAAGCTTCCACTTCTATACCGTTAACTTCACAGTTGTGTATGATTGCTCTGAGTGTATTACGTTCAGTTTTTTGCAGATTGACCTTACTGTTCACAACGGCTCCACAGACATACTGCCGTTGATAATATTTCATTACTTTGGTCTTATCCTGGTTAACCCTAAACCCGAATCTTTCCACAGTCTCTCTCAAGTATGAGATAAGAGAATGCACCGTATCACTTCCCGTGTTATCAACTAAGTTATCAGAAGATATAGTAATGTCATCAGCATAGATGGTTAATGTATAACCACGCTCATCACAGTAGTCCTTGATTAAAGGACCGAAAGTGTATGTTGTAATGATGTTACTCAACTTAGGGCTCGTTAATGCCCCCTGTGGTACGAATGATTTGTACGTACACAGTTCTGATAATAGTCGTGCTGGCTTTTCGCCAAACCCGATATGCTTAAATATCTGGTCCAAGTGATACTGTTTGATACTTTGGAAATAGTCCTTTAAGTCAACGGAGACTATAACCTTCTTACCTACATGCTTCTGAGCCATCGTCGGGATGTTCTTACCTTTCTCAAATGCATACACGTAATCAGGAACCTGTATCTGTTCCAGAATCTCTTTAAGGATTCTGAATTGTACTAGCCGCATCGGCTGGTCGGGGTTGTACAGCGTCCGAAACTTCCCAGATGCCCCCTTCTTCCTTATGGATAGAATGGAGTAGTGATTCAACTTGTTCATTCCAACATAAGTCAGCCTGTTGGCAAACTTCATTTTCAACTTCGCTGCTAGTTGTTTGTTGGTCTGGATTGTGAATAGTGGGCTTGCCACTGGAAATAAGGACAACTGAGGATACACTGGATTTTGTGCACTCAGCTGTTGTTGTGATTGATTTAATTCCATTTTGTACCTTCTCCAATTCTCTAGATTTACGGATAACGCCCCTCATTAAATCTGGGAGAGTTACCTTATAACATTTTTTTTCGATTACCACGATACCTTCTCGTAGTACTGGCGGGTGCTTATCAAACCTCATTATCAAGTCACCATCCTTATAGGGGAGTAAAGTGACTCTGAAGTAGTTATACAAGTCACCCTGCTTCACGATGAAATAGTTATTTTTTCTAGTCATGGTTTCGGATACCGACGTAGGAGCTTTTATCTTTGCAACGAAGTCATCAGTTATTACTAAGGACACAACACCTCCCTGGTTAGTTACTAACCAAATTAGCCTGGGGTAGGTTCCATGTCAGGAGCCCACGAGAACATCTTACCCTCAAACATGGTTAAATCCACTTCTGGATAAGAATACGTACTAAACACTTTACGTGATTCAGTAGAAGCATTAGCCACTTCAACCTCTTCAACTTGCTCAGCTTGAGCAGTGTTTGATACAGTGTTTGATACAGTGTTTGTTTCTGCCACTTTGTTAAGCACCTCTGCATAAGCCTTCTTGCATTCGATGACTATAACAACTACCGCTTTAACGAGTTGGACTAATGCTGAAAGCACGCCAACCGCTTTTACTAGGAATGGAATCATATGATTTACCTTTTATAGAATGTGTATATTTTTAAAGGCTTCTATAAAGGAAGATGAAGTACTCACGTTACCTAAATTAGTTATACCAAAAAAAGAGGGAAAATTTAACTTTTTCAGCATTCCGCACTTTCTACGCACTTCCTTCCGCACTTTTTATTTAAGCTTTTTCTTTATAATCAAACACTTAACCTTTTCTTCCGCACTTTATTTGGAATCTCCGCACTTTTTATTTAAGGTTAAGTATTTGATTTGATTAAAGAAAAGACCCTTTTTCCGCACTTCCGCACTTTTTTGGAGAAAAATACATAACAATAGTATTTTATTAAATAATAAAAAATATGGGTTAAAACCTTGTAAATGCCTATATTTATATATCTGGTTTTTTAAAAAGTAGGTATATATAAGGGATATGTTTAAAACACCCACACCTTTTATTGATTTTCTAGGGTTTTTAAATAATACTATTGTTATATGTTTTTCTCCAAAAAAGTGCGGAAGTGCGGAAAAAGGCTCTTTTCCTGTTTGTATTCAAATACTTAAGTAAAAATAAAAAGTGCGGAGAATTCAAATAAAGTGCGGAAGAAAAGGTTAAGTGTTTGATTATAAAGAAAAAGCTTAAATAAAAAGTGCGGAAGGAAGTGCGTAGAAAGTGCGGAGAATATTTATATGGCAAGTGCCTTGCGTGGGGATCTAGAGTAATACGTGTAAGTGTTCTTTAAAATGATCCTAACCACGTTTAAAACGTTTTTGAGGCCTTGGCCACATCCTTATCTCACTTTATAAAATGAGAGGCTTAAAACGCGTTTAAATCAGTCTTGAACATGGTTGAGTTTTTATATGGGAGATGGTATGATTCGTGAATGTCAATATTATCCGAAATACCTCTCGAAGAGCTTGAAGCTATTATCGAGGAGAATCCTAAGCTACGTGGTATTATCCAAGGATATATCGCTGAGTATAAACTTATAGATAAGCTTCGTCTGACTCAGGGAGTAACTGAGGTCAGTAAGATACCAGATCATCAAGGGGTAAAAAAAGACATACAAATTAAGTACTTAGATACAGACATAACTATAGAATGTAAATCTATACTATCGGCTACGGTTAAAGTAGATACCATACATGGGACTTGGCAAGGGACTGTTCAGTGTAAGAACTCTGACTCAATCCATGCCGTAGTAAATGGTGAAGCCATTAAACATACTAACTTGACTAGGGGTGGATTTGATATAATGTCTATATCAACTTACGCCGTGGATGGTTTATGGAATGCAGTATACATAGAGAATAGGTACATGCCTCAGGCAACCCCCGATAGGTTTGATCTCATGAAGACGAGCTTCATAGTCAATCCCTTACTCACACCTTGTGTAGAAACAGATTTAGAGAAGATACTTAAATCCACTCGGGACCTTAAGTTAAAATAGGCCTATGAAAGACGAACTAGTTATCCAAAGCCTTGTTGAGCTATATAAAGAACGTGGAATAGACTTACATCTATTGCTAGATGATCCTATGTTTACTCACCTACCACTGGAGAGTAAGGTTAACTCTATTAAGCAGTATGCATCCCACATCGCTTCCCCTACTTCCCGCACTTTAACTCGAGCTGACGTTAAGAGCGTTTTGACTAATTCCCTTGCTGGTGCAGGGTTGGCCGGAGGGTCTGTGCTTATGCGTAGATACCTGACTAATAAAGCTAACGGAGTAGACTTACCTATCTCAATTAGAGGTATGGCTATAGCTGCTGGGTTGGGCGCTGCTGGTGGAGCCATAAAGACTATATTTGATAGGTCTAAATCCATTGCGCAGAGAAATGATATGAATAAAGCCTTTAATGGCTTGGTTCAGTCTGGAGAAGATAAGGATGCTATTAAGATTATGGCACTTCGTAATCTTCAGAACGTTAAGAGTGGACCTCCTGGCATAGTAGGGGCATTCCTAGGTAATACAGTTGATAGCGTACTACCTATGGCTATTGATAGGGGTAATGCTTACAACAACGCATACGTAGCTATGAATACCGCTAATGAATACGGGGCTGCTAGTGATCGCTGGGAAGCTAGCCAAACTGTTGAAGAGATGAAAGCCAGACGTACGGCAATGGATGAAGCAGACCGTAGGAGTCAACTAGCTATTGCTGTTAGTGGACAAGATCACAACCGCTTCCTGGGTAAAATACAAGAAAACTTTAAAGGACTACTATAATGACGATGTTGGCTTACTACATAAAACCCGTTCTAGAACTGGTTCCAGAAATTTCCCCTATGATCAAGTCTGCTTCTGTAGACAAAGAATATCCTACTGACAATAAGTCGTCAGTACTAGCCTCCGCAATGGCTATAGAGTACATGATTAAGATTGCCCGTAAAACACCAGACTACACTGAGATGGAAAAGGTTGCTAAGGCTGTTGATGCATATAGTCTCAAGACTCAGATCGGTTCTCTAAGTGAAGTCATGATTAAACGTGCTAGTAGGGTTGCTGAAGAATCTGAGAAGAATTCTACAGAATCATACATGCTTAAAGAAGCATCCTTCAAAGGATCCATCTCAGGATTTTCAGATATAGCAACTACTGCTGCTACGGCTAAAGGCCTTTACAAACAGGCTTCTGAAAAAGGTGTTACCCCTTCTATTGAAATCTCCATGTATGCAGGTAAGCTTCCTTTGGATAAAACTGCTGCCCTTAAGTCCTTATCTGTTAGACACTCTCTAACTAAAGAGGCTGAGTACATTAAACTGGCTAAGGCTCTGGGTTCAGCATCAGAGGTTAGTGAAGCCACTGCCTCATTTCTGGCTGAGATAGTTACCGGCTTGGATAAGAAGGCTGGTCTTACTTTCAAAGGTTTCAATTTCTATCGTGAGGCTTTCCATACTAAGGAGGCTGCAGCCAGTGTTCTGAACATTAAGCTGGCTGGACAAGACGTACCATACGAAAAGTTGGCACGTGTTGGAAAGGCTAACATTGCTTCCTATATCGGTAAAGACGTAGCTGCTGAGTTTGATCGTGGCCCTGCCAACTTCAAACAAGTAGCAGAAACTTTACCCTTGGACTTACAGAAAGTCCTTATCTCTTTGACTAAGAACGTTTAATAATGTCGAACGGAGATACTCCAGGATTTCGTGGCATCTACACTTTGAAGTGTAAGATGGATTCCGTCTTAGGTAAAGACGCCTGGATTGATTATGAGGTAGAGACTATATTGAGTGAGTTAACCTTACCTTTCTATTCTCAATCTCTAGAAGACAAGGTTTATTTACTAAAGACATTAGGTGCTGCTCCTGAATTATTCCATGAGGATTTCTGGTTCACCATGATAGCTACCGACGTTATAAATGGTAATATGGCTGACTTCAGTCAAGTGCCACATATAACCTCATTAGAGTTGGCATACGCTATAACTCAGATACAGCTGTCATTAAGTACTTCAGACGTAGTATCTAAATACAACGACGGATTCATTGAAGGGGTGGCTTACATACTTCGTAATGAAGGTTACTCTGAACCAGTAGCGCCTTTTGGTTTTGTTCCTAAAGACATGCTTTACCCAGGCCAAACTAAAGAGGATTCTGAAGACAAGGCTAAGGCTATACAACTTTACATCAAAGGTATGAGCAATGATTAACATTACTACTTTCGTAGGACAAGCTGCTGGTATTCCAATATTAGCTACTACCGGTCTAACTACTTTTCCATCCCTACAGCTACTAACTGACTACAATACGTTGACTGCTAACACCGTCAAGTCCCTAGGCACTACAGGGCTGACTACTCCAGTGGAGATCTCAGTAGGAGCCGGGGTTTACAATACTACCTTCACTGCACCAACTACAGGCAACTACTACGTAGTGTACGGCGGAGTCGTTATCGCCCATGTACAGGTGGAGGCTTACGATAAGTTCGCTCTTCTTAAGAATATTGAGGATGAGGCTTTAGGTAGCTGGTCTTGGAATAAGCTTACCGGTGTACTAACCGTCCTTAGACAGAACGCAACTACCCTAGCTACATACAACGTTGTTGATACGGTGACGGCTTCTAGTAGAGAACGTACGGCTTAGACTTAAGTCTGATTGAGCTAAAAAAGAGCCCTGGAATACGGGCTCTTTTCTTTGGAGCTACCAGTCAATAGCTGGCACTGGTTCTACTACATTGTTTTGAAGAGTATGCATCGGTGCTGGTTGTACTTCATCTACTCTTAGTAACGCTGGTGCTATAGCAGGGCTAAGGTCATTAACCTCAGCCACTAGAACAACACCCTCATTGTTTTGATAATCCCTACTGACAACTTGTAACGGTGGAGCATCTTCGACGATCTTTTTAGATCGCTTAGACGGGCTTTTGACCCCTACCACTGCAGTCTCTACGACTTCAGCGGCCACCACTTTGATTTTGTCAGTAATAGGAAGTGCATCAGCCAATTCCTTAGCCTTAGCTTTCTCAGCAGCGGCCTTAGCCGCTTTCTCAGCCTTAATACGAATCACTTCTTCCTTCTGAACAATACCACTCGCCATAGTCATAACCAGGTCGGTCTGACTATGATCAAAACCACGCGTGCTATTACCAGTTAACTCCTTAAAGTTATCATGTGCTTTAACCTTCTGGACGCTGGCTGTTACGGACAGGAAATGAGACATCGTATTGAACGTAGTGGAAGATCCTCCGGCCATGTCCACGAACACCTTATTGAAGTTCATAGGTTTACGGTAGTAATAGTTCTGAACTACAGCAATTATGTTCGTAGCAACCAGAGCGTTGATAGCCAAGGTTTGATCAAGATCAGCACAACTACCTAGTCCTGGGTTATCCGCCAAGCTCAGGTAGTGATTAACATCCATTGGGATGAATGTAATGTCGTCTACGTGAGTGATCAGCTTAGGTAACTTTGCTACCAACGAGCTGTCCCACTCATTAGGGTGTATGGCTACAGCTGGATTAAAGAAGTTGACTTGTCCAAAGTTGTCCTCATTACCTGAATCAATGATGAACACGTTTTCCTGCTGTTGGCCATGACCTATGATTTCAAGGGCATTGGATAGGATCTTTCTCCTAGCTACTACAGAGTCAACACACATGATAATCATGACTGGTTCATTTACCAGGTTAACGTTCAATTCTCTTTTGAAGAACTGATAGATATCTGCGGGACCTTCAATGGCAGTAATCATTGGGGTAATGGACAGGCCGTACGCTTTGCTATAGCGTTCAGCCAATACCACAGCCTTATTCTTACTGATGTCCTGACGAATGAAATTCTGGCGAGCCAGGTTCTTTTCTTCAATTATGTCGAAGTCACATAGAACGATGTTAGGAGTACCTAACCATCCACGTGGGGAATACTCACGAGTGATTGATCTCATGAACTGTGCCAACAGGGGAACTAGCCTTGAGCCAGTTCCACCGCAGCCTACTACGATGATGTTATGCGGGATTGATGATGGGATGAAATTAAACAAGTGCCTCTCCTTTTTAATTGATAGGAGGGGCGTTTAACCCCTCCACATTCACATGCCGTTTTCTGCTACTTTCTGTTGATACTTGAGAGGTAGAGATCCAAACAAGTCCTTAATCATATCTAACTGCTTTTCGTCTTCCATCAACTGGAATAGATCACTGATAGCTTCTGACAAGAGCTCATTCTTACCTACTAAAGGGGCCATACAATCGTTAAGCAACGTGAAGGCGTTAGCCACCTCGCTACCGTATTGTATAGCCAGGTATGAGTATTGGTCGCTATCTACGTTACCAATGTCACTACCATGGAACCTACCTACAGGATCCCCCTCTTCTACCTCTCCGTAGTTGTTAAAGCCGTCTACGTTGTCACCCTCTAATTGAGTCCTTGAGTGCCCGTTTGTTTGCTCGTTTATCTCGTTTCGAGAGCCAGCGGGACCCAGAGGGAGCTTCCCCTGAGCCCCCGATGGAAAACCCGCTGGGAGCCCTCCTTCGTAACCTTCGTACATCTCGTCTGCTGATGAGTTGAGAGCACGATTTGGGAGAGAGCGCAAACCAGGTCCTGCACGTTCACCAGAAGGTGTATGAGCATTTGGACGAGGACGACCATACTGATACTGCTCAAGATGATCCCACTTACGGCCACCTTGGTGTGTACCGTGCTTACCACCGTATGAGCCATAGGTAGTTACATTGACGTTATTCAACCACTCTTCAGGTACGTCTACCACACGGTCTGCTGGTGTGTGGAAGATATCTTGGAGTTTCACTTCATACTTCTGTTTGTAGTAGTTGAAGCGGATCTTTACTTCTGGTTCTTTGTCTTTGAGTTTTCCTACAACACCTGAAAAACCGATGGCGTTAAGGTCATCTCGATCATCCGTGCCTGAAAAGAAACTCCCCATTGTGTTATGTGACATAACGTGTTATGGTTTTCTTTTTAATTACAAAACCCTTGAAATACTAACTTAAACGTAAATACGATAAGTTTTTACCGATAGTAAATCAAGATCAGACTATATCATCATCTTCAGAAGTATTGCCTGAAGAGTTGGGCGCTCGTGTTCCTATTATTGCATAGACTGCTCAAGGATTAGTCGTTACACTTTCTTGCTACTTCAATGTCTTTTCGCAAGCTTAGCACGGGATTATGTGTATTGGACACGTTTTCCCCGTTAGCAGGATTTCTCCTACACCTCAGTTGTCTGAGTTCACCCAATTTATTCACTACAGATCGCTCCGTAGGTCCACTCACTTTAATGGATATCCACGATAACACTAGTTCCATCGGGGATGTAAGCCCAGTCGTAACTAGCACTACCTTTAGAAACAGTCTGAGGGGGAACACCGATGTGGTATCCACGCTCAGGATTATAAAGGACATGAATCATGGCCTCTACTTCTGATTTCTTTACTTCCATGACCTTCTTGAAGAAGGCGATGATTTGTTCCCAGATCTCGTACTGAATCTTACCCGCTGGTAAAAAGGCAATTTCTTGCTTGGTCATTTCAGCAGGAATAACCTCAGACGCAGGACGAACGTACCCAGGGATGGAATCCACTTTCAACCTAATGAAACGGTTCTCACCTCGGAATACGTGTCGCTTGAAAAACTCATCCTTTACTATGGTATAAATTTCTTTATACCCCTGTGCAACTGCGTCCGTCTCTTCTTGAAGACTCGCACAGATGCAGCTAATGCTGGGCATTAATATTTGCATCCTCCACTCCTTAAGTTAAGCTACAGGTGTTACTATACTCTTATACCAAAAACTGCCGTTTTGTTTAACGACGTAGGTGCTCGTATGGAAATGGTTTGTTATCTTTAGCCAAATCACGCAGGTGGTGATACCACTGTCTGGGCGAGCCAAACTTAACGATGTTCACCTTACTAGAGATACCTAGGTCATTACTGAACGGAGATTCCCATAGGAAGTTATAGTAGTAGTCAAGACCACGTAGGTTGTTATCCACAAACCTAGCAGGCATCTTGTTACCACCATAACACATGTTACATGAGTCATATGAGTTGGTGAACGGCATAAGGGAAATACCCTTAGTGTGATCAACTCTAATGATTTGAACATCCGTTGGTAGTTTATTAACAGGAGAGTCCGTGACGGTGTAGTATGCGTTCGTGTTAACCCAGTCATTCTTCTCACGTTTGAGTTTGTGACTGATGATGATGTTAGGCACTACGATGTCGAACTTCTCCGTCTTACCTTCACCCATATACTGGAAAGGCTTAATACCTTCTCTGTAGTAGCAAGATATATCCAACTCAGTAGGTCCTACCGCTATGAAGAACGCACTGGTAGGAAGTGTCAATGTCAGTTTACTCTCTTTTGAAAGAGTGTTAGTGGCTTTGAGTACTGAGTTGATGAAGTCCTCATAGGACACGGTCTTGGTGATTCCACCAACCCCCTTAACCACTACGGAGTCGTCAAGTAGTACCACTTCTTGTCCAGACACCTCTACCATTGCTAGCAAGGATCTCTCTAGATCAGAGAGTGAAGTTTCTTTGACCATTTTAGGAACAGCCTCTACCACCTCTACTTCTGGGCGTGAGCCCTCAATAAATATGTCGTTCATTATACGAAATCCTCTGAGGAAAAATTGGAGTAATGTTTAGCTTTTTGGAGAGTACTAATCACGCTGTTAACTACGTTTCTCAAGTGGAGACTACTCTCAAACTTGAAAGTACTAGTAAGATCCTTAACACAAGAAATTACGTCTTCACGAGTCTCAATGTTCCTTATTACGCAAGCGTCTTTCACTACCTGGATAGCATCGGTAGAAATGTCTGAAGCGTTGTTCAACTCTAAAGCCATATTAGACAACATAGGCATTTGCATTGTAGTGACCCTTTCTGCTTAGCGTTTTGATGACTTTAGGTATGTCATCAAAGAATGTGAATAGATTGAATGAGGAGCACTCTGGATGAGAGGAGTAGGTATTTATTTGATTTTCAGCTGAGTTAAACTCGTATCTGTTTCCATCAGATTTATACCAAGATCCTAATTCTAATGTGAGGCGGATTGTAAATAGAATCTGGATATTCTCCGTTGTGGTAGTAGGTATGTCCCCGAATATGTCTGTTCTACGGAAGGTCTTAATACGTAGTGGGCATCCATTAATGGCACACTTGTGATTGATGTACCTAGCATACCTCTTTACGGTTGGGAAATCACAAGTATCATCGGTATCTTCCAAGAATGATGACACACTTTCAAAACTTAAGTTAATGTAGCTAGAGTTTTTATCACTTATATATCCATACTCTACTAGGTCACTATGAGGTATACTCTTAACCACTTTGAGTAGAGGTAGATCCAGATGGAACCTATTGTAGTGAAGCTCTATCTCCGCCTTCTCCATGAAGTCCATGTAGGGTACCTTCTTAAGGACTTGACCGTACAAAGAGGTATAGATCTTTTTAAAAAACTTCCTAGCGTTGGTTGAATTAACTCTGATGTCAGCCACTACCGTGGAGGAGCTGGGGATAATGCCATACTCCTTACTCTTAGAAGTAGTGAACTCTAGGAGCTTCTTGATTTTTGTTCCACTATACTCCGTTACTAAACTCGTCAAAGATGATAAGCTATTTTTTAGAAAAATCTTTACTGTTGCCATGATTGAATTCTCCTCTTACTAAAAAAAACGGGTCCAGCTGGACCCGAACCCGTTTCTCTACCTGATACTAGGGATTAACCCTTTGTACCTGTCTTTGGACGGAAGGTGATGACGCGAACTTGGCCAATGCCATCACGTGTCACGATTTCTTCCGAAGATTGATAGCCGGACAGACCTGGGATCTGGCTGGAATACGCTGCGATAACCTGAGAAACGCTCAATGACCCAGGGACCTGGTACTCGGTATCAGTTGCGGTAATTACGATGTTTGTTTGGACGATCTCTGCCATTTTGATTCCTTTTTCGTTAACGATTTAAAAAGTATGAGCTAAAAGGAAATGCTACTAGCCGGCTAATAACTATGCTTTTCCCGCTCAATACTGTTATACCACAGTATCACAATTTATTGAAAGTCGGGTTGACACGTATGGTATGTTGAGTTAAGATACGTATATCTGAACACATGTGATAACTGACCAAACAAAATGATAAGAACTAACTTCTACTTCCCACAAGTAATGATTGACAGATTAAAGGCCGTCAAAGAGCGCACCGGCATACCTATGTCTGAGTTCATCCGTAGGGCTATTGAGCGTGCATTGACTGAGGCTGGGGTTTAGCGTGGCTAACCTCAACTCCAGGGGCATCGACTTAGATACCCATAAGAAAATTTGTAATACATGTGCAGTAGAAAAGCTAGGCACTGAATTCAGCAAAGCATCCAATAATAAAGATGGCCTTGTTTGTAAATGTAGGCCCTGTGTCAAAGAATGGGATAGAAAACATCGTGAGGCCAATCTGGAAGAGATTAAGGCTTACGATAGAGCTAGATATATAAGAGATAGAGAGAAAAGGTTAGCCCTATCTAAACATTGCAATAGCAAGCGTAAACCTATAAAAAAAATACAGGACGCTGTACGTTATAACTTAAATAGAGAGGCGGCTTTATTAAGAGCAGCAGTTTATAAAAGGGAAAATAGGGGTAGGTATAATGCTTTAGGCAGAGCTAGAGAACTTAAAAAAATCCAAGCCACGCCTTCATGGTCAGAAAGGGAAGAAATAATATCTCTGTATAACGAGGCCACTAGGCTGACGGTTGAAACAGGTATTCCTCATCATGTAGATCATATTATACCCATCACCCACTCATTAGTTCAGGGCCTTCATGTACTAGCGAACTTGCGCATACTTACCGCTAAGAAAAACATAGAACGTGGAAATCGTATAGACTTAGATAAATACGATCATTTTTTACCTAATGAATTACAACCATGAGTACTCCGTCTAGCCTTATAAAATTAAAACCTTCAGAGATAGCTAGGGCACTACTACAGGTAAGGGGTAAGCCTTTAAATATGAAGGACTACCTTCCTATGGAGTTAATCTACGATATAGCCCCACAACAACTGGTTTTACGCGCTTCGAGGCAGATCGGGAAGTCATTAGGGCTAGGCGCTACAATCATAGCTCAATCTGTGATTAGACCTTTCTTTACTACTATGTTTATATCCCCCTTGAGTGGTCAAACTAGTAGGTTTTCTTCGGCATACCTGGACCCCTTTTTAGACAGTCCAGTACTGAAAAAACATTTCTTGGATAGCTCTTCTAAAAAGAACGTATTTGAAAAATCCCTAAATAACGGATCACGCATTTATCTCAGCTACGCAGAAACAGAATCCGATTCAAATCGCGTACGCGGGGCTTCCTGTGATCAGCTACTTTTAGATGAAGTACAGGACCTGCAGGGTTCAGCCTTACCAGTTCTATATGAAACACTATCAGCTTCTGAATTCGGATTTAAAAGGTTGGCTGGAACCAGTAAGACTCTAAACAACACCCTAGAGATAGAATATAAAAAATCCTCGCAGTGTGAATGGATTTGTAAATGTGACCATTGTGGTAAATACAGTATCCCAATAGATTTTGAGACGTGCTTGAAGATGTCAGAAAACCCGCTAGGTCCAGGATGTGTGCACTGTGGTAAAGTATTAAACATGTCAACTGGTAGGTGGGCAGCGGCTAGGCCTGATGTTAAAAGCTACATCGGAATGCATCTCCCCCAGCTTATATTCCCAGTCCGTAATAGATTAGGAACCGCTGAAAAGCCTGGAAAATGGGAAGAGATGCGAGCCAAAATATTCGGGGTAAATGGGTCACCAGGATACTCCATGCAGAAAGTAGCGAATGAGGTCTTCGGGTTGCCGTCGGGAGAGGGCGGCCGTATCTTATCTCTTAAAGAGTGTATGGATTGTTGTAACTCAGAAAAAACAGAGTGGGACAAGGGGTTTCCTAGAGACTCTAGAAACATAGTGTGTACCGTACTGGGGGTAGATTGGTCCGTGTCAGGAAGTACTAAGTCTTACACAATAATTTCAGTGTTAGGATACGACTATAATGGTAAGTGTTACCTATTATACAGCCAAAAATTGGACGGGATTGATATCTTGCTCCAAGTAAAACGTGCTGAACAACTCTACTATGATTTTGAGTGTTCCTTCATTGGCTCAGATAGAGGGGTTGGAGTACTACAAGGCCAGTTGTTTAAGCAGCATCTAGGGGAGAATAAGGTAGCTATGGTCAACTACGTAGCAGCTAAGGCTCAACTACGCTGGGATAAACAGGGTTTGTTCTATGCTGCAGACCGCACCATGAACATAGATACCGTTATTCTAAAGATGAAACTTGGTAGGGGAAGATTTGAGACACCGGCGTGGGGGCTAACTAACCCATTCTGGCAGGATGCCCTTAACGTGTATGAGGAGGAATCTCAGTCCGGACGTAGACTATATAGACACGACCAAGACTTATGTGATGACTGGCTCCATTCAATCGTATTCGCAAACGTAGCGTACATGGTACTTAAAGGTGACTTCGTTTATACTGACGAAACTCCTTCTCACTCTGATTCACTATTTGATATAGACAATTTCATAGCGTAGTGTTAACATACGCTTTTACACATAACCTAACCGGAGAAATAAATGGGACTACCAGATTTTGAAACAACAAAGAAAGACGACGAAGTAATCGTAGAGAAACAAGAAGTTAAAGTTGAGGATAAACCAGCTAAGCCAGAGTACGACGAGAATGAACTACTGGCAATCTTCGATGAGATCATCTTCTCCGGAGAGTATACTGAGAAAGTGAGCATTCGTGGTAAGCTCAACATTACACTACGTACTCGCACTGCAGAAGAGGTATCTAAGATTACAAGTAAGATAGACCTAACCCCTTCTAATCTAATCTCTACGGCGAATGAACGTAGAGCGTTGATGAACCTACATTTCGCTTTAGTAGAGTATCAGGGTAAAGACATTTCTAAGGCTAAGGCTGAAGATAGGGAGAAATTCATTAATAGCTTGCCTGCACCAGTCATTGGAACATTACTGATATCTCTTGATAGATTTGATAGGAAGGTATATAAAGCCTGTGAGGTGGGTGAAGAAAATTTTTAAAACACTCCTGGGCCATACATAGGCTCAGGCTTCATACCTCGGGAGTTGAGTTACCTAAGTTAGGGTCTATGAGGGATAGGGTGTTTAGAGAGTTTTCTGTACGTGAAGCTAGGAAGGACATACATCACGTAAACATGCTGGCGCTAGTAGCGTCTTCTAACTTAAGATTTGAAGCAGGCCAAGAAGGTAAGGCTTCAGAGTGGTTAGCTAAGGTTAAGACGGTATTCACTAACTATAGTAGTTCGGCATTGGGTATAGAGCTTACACAGACTGATACTCAAGAGATGGAGATGGCTGATGCGTACGGTAAATTTGTTAAGGGTCTAAGGCCTAAACTATCTAAAGATAGTAAGCACGGTGGTTTGGTTGTTACTGGTTTGGACAAACTCTTCCTTGCACACGGGGAAAAGCCTCCCCTACCAAGTGAGCCAGAGAAGGAGCAGAAACAGGACACTAAGAAGCCTGAACCTGCAAAAACTAAAAAACTGAGAACTAATTTAAGGCCCGACTAACGTCGGGCTTTTCTTTTAACTAAAATACAGCTATGTTCGGAAACGATGATATTTATAGAAGTCAAGCTGACATGGGTGCTAACTCATTCACTGGACCACAAAACAGTAATATTGGTGGACAAGGCTGGGGAGTCGATTCCAGTCTTCTAACACCGAGTTACGCAGCCCCCTATCGCCCTCAATGGTCCGGTCAGGGTAGTCAGAACGACTACACTAAGCGTGGATTCTTTAGCTCAGCCAATCAGCTGATGCCTTGGCAGACTTACGGCCATACCGCCCCTCAAGACAATTGGCACTCTAACATTAACTCAATGGTGGAATCACCGTTTGACGTAGCGGCATTCGCAGTACAAAGAATAGCAGCACCGATTGTAGCTTTTAAAGTAGCCAACAGCCTACTGGGGCCTAAATCCTTCACGGGGGCCTTCCGTGGAGAAGGTGCCGGAGCAGCCTTTGGTAAAAGCATTGCCTCTTCCACAGCTAGAGGCTTCATGGGTGGGGTAGGCGCAGGCGCAGCCACTACTGCCAGAGTGGCGGGATTTGTAGGTGGAGCAGGAAGCGCCATAGGTGCAGTAGCATTACCCTATGCAGCTGCTATGACAGCGCTGGCCGGGGCTGAGAGAGCTATATTCAACCCCTATATCAATAACATGAAGCAGGCTGAGTCTATATACCAGAACTTCCAAGGGGTATCCTTCACCGACGCCAAGGGTAGTGCATCGACAGGTAGAGGCATAGGGTATAAAGACTCTATGAGAATGTCTCAGGATATTACCAAGATGGGCATCAAAGATATGATGTTCTCTACCGGTGAGTTCAGAGAGCTATCCGATATGGGTATGCGCTCAGGTATGATGGACAACGCTAAATCTGGTGATATAGTAAGAAGAGTGAAGGAGATGTCTGACCAGATAAAATTGGTCATGGCTGTCTCTAAGGATCCAAATGTTCAGAGTGCCATAGAGAGCTTGGCAAAGTTACAGATGGGCGGGGCTTCTGGTGCTAAGGCTACTAGGGCTTACTCTCAAATAGGCATGGCCGCATCAGTGGCTGGGGCTAGTGTACAAAGAGTTATGGATACGGTGGGTGCCCAGGGGGGTTACCTATACGCTCAGAATGGTATGACACCATACTTAGGCCAGGTGGCTGCCGCTAACACTATGTCATCATTCGCTGCAGCAAATAGGATGGGTCTTATTAGCCCAGAGCAGTTATCCAGAATGGGTGGAGTAGAAGGTGCTACTCAGTCTTCCTTAACTGCCCAGATCAATGCCTCTCAGTCTACCCTGGGTAAGATGATGGCGTATAACCACTATCTGGGTGGAGGGGCCGGAGGCAGTACGGTAGGATCGGTGGCTAACTTCGGTAGAAGTATGTCTCAAGACCCAATTAAAACTATGGGTGCTATGTTGTTAAATGGCAATCAGGCTTCAGCCAAGATGATGAGCGAAAGAGGCTCAATGTCTACTGAAGATCAGATAATGATGATTGCCAGGGATATGCCTGGACAGGTTAACTCTGAGGGTAAAATATCAGCAGAGACTGCAGCCTGGATTATGTCTACAAAGATGGGCATTGGCCAGTCTGAGATAATAGCCTTCCTAGAAAATAGAAAAGCTGAAACTAGTCCTGAAACATTAGAGGCCTCTCAAAAAGCAAGGACCGCCTTCGTCAGGGACCAAGCCCGCTCTATTGTAGAGCAGGACAACGTATACGACACAGTAATAGGTAGAGCTTACAACAAGATAAGCAAGTGGGGTAGGGATGTAACAGCAGACTTTGCCGAGAGCAGTGTAGACCCAGTTAACACACTAATAGCGAATATTAAGGAATCCGGACAGGAGATATTAGATACCAATGGGTGGTTCGGAAGCTCCTTAGGTGGTAAAGAGGTATCCCTTGATTCTAACGAGGGTGACTTTGCCATAGACGGAGATATAAGTAAGGTACCTAAATCATCATACAGGATGAAAGTAGCTAACGGAATTTCCCTTAGGGAAGATTACCGCGCAATTACAGGTACAACGACTAAAACCGGTACTAGGACCCAGAGACAGCTGATGAAGGCTATAAACGCCGCCGCAGATAATAGGGACATGGAAGCTGGAGCTGCTCTAGAGGCGATGGCAACTGCAACGGACCCTGATTCTAAGGTAAAAGCCAAGGATATGATGACAAAGGTGGCACGTAAGATAGCCTTGAAATCAGGAATGAAGAGTGACTTCATGAGAGACGAGGATATAGAGGGTGTTGTTGATCTTGCGGCTGATTCTGAGTATAAAGAAAACAAGGTAGATCAATCAGAGTTTAAAACTCTTGATTATATGTTGTCTGAGGCTATGGGTGATAAGAACCGCACAGGTCATGATAATGCAGCATTACTAGGTAGTGCTGTATCCCTTGTAGGCAGGGGACTATCAGCAACAGATAGAAGAGACTTATTAGAAACTAAACAGGCATCGGACATATCAAAAGCCTTTGGTATAGACTCTAGCACTGAAGATGGAAAGAAGATTCTACTTAAGAAGATACAAGACTTAACTAAGACTGCTGAGCTATCCGGTGTCAATGTACCTTTATTGTTAGAGTCAGCCGATCAAGGTACGTTAGATGACATAATGAAAGACGGAGGGGCTAGGATTAAGGGTAAAGACGCTCAGTCTAAAATCAAGGCCATACTAGCAGATAAAAGTAAAACGGTTGAAGAACAGCGTGCCGCTGTAAATAAAGTAGTAGAGAGAGCAGCAGCTGTAGAAGGTGTAGTGAAATCAGAGAAGACTACTACTAGTCTACAGGATGATGCCGGTATACAAAAAGCTGCCACCGCATCTGTTCTTCAGCATGAGAGTGCAGTAAAAGCTTTATTGCTTAACAAATCAGACATTGACTCTACTAACTTCAGTGCAGCTACTACTAAACTAGACAGTGCCGCTACTACTTTTGAAAGAGCCGTAAGAGTGTTTGCTGCGTCTCAAGGAATAGATATACCGGCAGAAACTAAGACACCTGCTGCTGAGAATAAACAGAATGTAGATAATAAAACGGATGTACCAGCAGCAGATATCAGAGATACTATATCTAATTCTTACTTAGGGAAAAAGCTGGGATTTAGAAGGACCTTATAATGACCATACAAAATAAATCAAGCACTATAATCCCATCAGTACACGCTATAACTCCGGTTAAACTGTACTTAGATCAGGTGAAGAATATAATGGATGGTGTACGAGCTGCGTCTAACGGCCAGTCTTTCATACCCAATCAATACGGTGGACTATTCGGTCAAAGAGAAGTCTATCGTGAAAAGGTAGTGCTTCAAACAGTTGATTTTAATATGGGTTAATCATATGGCTATCGGTACCTTCAGCGCAGAACAGACTATGCAAGAACAGATGGCGGACCTTACCCGTAGGCCTATGGAGTCAGCTGCGTCAGTTGCTACAGTTAAATCTACAGCTACCTCTACAATAGCAGATACTAAAACAGATATACTTAGTAAGATTAATTGGAGTGCTCCACTCCCTCAGAACGAGCGTCTATATGTTTCTAGACCTAGAAGTGTATCTAACGACCCAACTAAAAACATAAAGGGTGATGGTGGGGATAGGGGAACTCGTGCGTACATAAGATTACTTACTGAGAATCAACCGGGTGTAGACTCAAGGTTAAAAGACTCTGACCTTACTTATACTAGGGATGCAGCTTTTCTTACATCAGATGGGAAGTACGGCGGGTACGCTGATTTCTTATTAACAGGAGTCTCCTGTAATTTAGAGGAGAAGCTTCAGGTAGTACAAACCTTCGGAGATGCAGAGGTTACTTATTACTTCGGGCGTCGTCCTATGATATTTAGCTTCTCAGGTTTACTAATAGATTCTGTAGATAATAATTGGTTTATACACTGGTTAAAACTATACAACGATGTAATGCGTGGTAGTGCCTTAGCTAAAAACTATGAGCTGCTGAAAATAGTTTTGCCAAATATGACGCTTACTGGGACTATCAATAACTTCTCATGGCAACAAGAGTCATCTAATGATATATCAATACCCTTCTCTTTTAACTTTTTAGCTAAGAGAATAGACCCAACTACTGCTGATCTACCAACGGGTGCGTTCTCCCCACAGGGTATAAGCTCTTTGAGAATGAACTCAACGGCGTTACCTACATTAAACCAATCCCAGATTGAGGAGATTAAACGTAGGGCGGCTGAACTAGATAAAGCTATACAAGATCCTAATATAATAAGTAGGGATTTGGCGTTGATGACCTCCCATCACTCGACCGGTATAGCTACTATAGGTATTGATGGAGTACCGACCTTATTTTCCAAAGGTAACCTCGGAGTAGTAGACCAGACCACATTTAATGGATGGTCTAGCACTTTCTCTGGAGTTAGAACCCAGTTGTTCTCTCCTACGTTCGGTGTACTCTCTGGATTAACAAAACTAATCAGAATAGCTACTGGTAATGTAAGCGGTATTGTTAATGTATTTAGTGGAGGTGTCAACGGCGTCCTAAGGGATATTAATAGTATATCGTATGGTGCCACTAACTTAATAAACATGGTTAACTCCACTGTTAAAGGGGCGGCATCTCAGGTAGCTAATGTAAGAACTAACTACGCTAACACTTTGGCTACATTAAAGAAAACTAAGGGGGTTATAGTTAATGCCCCCAATACTATACATGATTCACTAGTAGGAATGGTGTCTACTGGTAAGGCTAAATCTACATCACCCCTTCTATCCGGTTCAATAGGTCATGCATCTTCTGGTGCTCTTTTACAGTCTATAACTAAGGCTAGAACTCTATCTGGAATAAAATTACCCTTGTCAGGAGGAGGACGTATGAGTATAATGATGGCACTTAGTTCTGGTACGCCACGCACTAGACAGCGTGGACCGACTTTAAAATAAAATAAAAATGAGAAGCTACCTAACTTCACTTATATTCGAGAAGCTATTCGATAACGTCCCTGATAACGATAAGGACGTATATAATCTTGCTCAGATGGTAATATCACCACGTGTAAAAATAGTGGAGGAAAGCTGTGGAACTACTGTAGGTGAGATAGAGACAATAGGGTATCGTATGGAGGGTGAAATTGAACTATCCACTAACACCCCTCTATCTAAGACTAGAATTAACTATCTGTTATCACAAGGAATTTATGAGGTAGCTACAGTTCACGTACATAAGTGCACCTCTAAAGGAGGAGTATGTGCCAGGTGTTTCTCTTCTGAATTTCAAGAACAGCCTGTACCAATTGTAGGAGATTACGTTGTTATTCCTTCAGAAAAAATAATACATATAGATGTGCTGGCCGGCTCGCTTGGTCAAAATAATTACCAATTAAGCATGGACGCGTCCCTGTTCAACAGAGTACGCTTGTACCATAACGGAATTCTAAAACCTACGTCGTCTTACTCTATATCAGGATATACACTAATTATAGACTTCAGCATAGCTGAAGAGGAACACCTGGTAATTAAGTATGTGGACGCCACCACTACCCCATTAATGGGATACTTGTCTGATACGTATTCCGGATCATTACTGGGGTTAGAGGCGCTGCCTACTCTATCTACTAGTATTAAGTCAGGATTACTTAAAGAGATAATACCTGAGGGGCGACTGGAACTTATAGCTAACAGAATAAAATCCTTAGACATTCCAGTAGATCAATCTGAGTACATAGATAAAATAATTGATCCATTGGAAAAACTTTTATATGTAGTAGCACTTTACACGATATACACAAATGTCCTCTAATACAGACGTCCTATACCAGAAGGTAACTTTATTTATAGAGGGCGTAGAAGTACCATATTCTTCAATATCTATCTCTCAAGCCATAGGTAATATACCTTCTGCGTCTTTAGAGCTACCTCCAAGCCCTGGGTTAATGGATATCATTAGGTACTACCAACCCAAAGTACATATATTCTATGAAGATCCTGTGCTTGGTAAGGATCGCCTACTGTTTTGGGGTTATATAACCTCCAATAGCTATAGCGCCTCCGTTCAATCGGCAAGTATAAACTTTCAATGTATTCATAAGAACCATGTTATTAACCACTTAACACTAGACTTCTCAGGGTATCCTGCTGGGGCTTACGCCAACTTCAGCCCTGGAGAAAATATGTTTATGCCAAGCAGCTTCGGGTCAACACACTCTCTAGTATTAGCTTTAAGAGGTATAGACAGAGTTCGTCTAGCTACCGAGACCTCAGATGAAATATCCGTTAGTAATCCTAATGTTATAAATGCTAGCCAATCCTTACTAGACCCTAAGTTTGCTGATGTCAAGGATAGGTGGGTAGGTATGCCTTCGGCTATGATGAATATGTGGAACCAGCTTAAAGCTTCTGCGTATTATCTAAGTCAGTACAACTCTATACTAGTCGCCATGTACATACCTTTAATAGAGGATGGACTAAAACTGTTCAGTAGAGTTTCAGGTCATAACACAATAGAGGATGCTGTAAACGCATCCAAACAAGACATCTGCGATGATACAGGTAATAAGACAGATTCATCCAAGCCTATAATGGTTCCACCAGCATTCAGGCTACATTCTATGTCAGCTATACAAACCTCACTGTCTGTAGAGGCTATAGGTAACATGTTGGGATTTATGGGGGAGAAGACTGGATTCTTCAGGCTATTCAGTGAGTTCTATTTGGCCTCCGAATATGAGGTAATAACGTTAGCCAGTCCTGCGTTAGTACCAAAAGATCCTAAAAAAACTTCTGTACATAATTCTGATGATTTAATGGCTATAGATGTAGTTATTAAACCTCAATTACCCTTCTACTATAGTCCCTTATGTAATGTTATTCTACCAAACATGTACTCAAGCATACAGGTAGAACAAAATGAAAGTGTAGTCCCATCTAGGGTATCTATGATTCATAGTGCCATGCCTGGTGATGAACAAAAGGTAGGCCTATACTATAGGGGGCCACACTCTATAAGAGAGTCAATAGTAACTGGATTATCTATAAGAGGGATAACTAGGTCTAACGAGACTCCTAAGCCCGACTCTACTAGTCTACCTAGTGTATTTGATACACCAACCTCTACTAATGCTAAAGTTATAGCTAAGAACAAAGTTGAGGTTATACCATCCCTCCATGAGTCCACCGGAGCCTCTTATAATGTTCCAGGTAAGTATGAGTTAGGAAGTGGATATAGACCTAAGCAGGTCATAGCTCCATCCTGGTTAGCGTACTTAGTCAAGCGTTGTAACGAGTCAGTAGCGTCTGGTACGGTTCTAACTGAGGAACACCCGGCTGATGATAGTGATATAGGTAAGATAACTAAAGATCTCCATGATGGGTGGGTGTTTACTCATGCACGTAAGAATGGGAATGCAGATGCGTCTAAAGAACTCCTAGACCCTAACTTTAAAGGATCTGGAGTAGCTGCGTTCCAGAGAATACTGTTTGCTGCTGCAGACTACGACTACACTAAGGAGGTATTATCCTCAAAGACTGGATCTATCTCCTGTATTTTTAATCCTTACATAATACCAGGATATCCTATGGATATAGTAGCTAAGTCACCTAACTTACCTAGCTTCCATGCATTATGTGCGGCGGTAACTCATACTTTCACAGCAGACTCTATAAGTACCTCAGTGTCCTTTGTAAGTGCAGCTACGTACTCAGAACTATCTAACTATGATTTAATGCCATCTCACCCTTGGTTACAAACCTCCTTACAGCTATACAACGTTGATAGAGATGCTACTAGCGGTGCAGTTACCAGCGTCATGTCTACTATAATAAACAACCCTAAGGCTAAGCTTAAGGCTGATAGTTTCTATATGTCAGTTCTCGGGGTAGGAGCTGCTGCTCCCTCTGATTTGGTTAACTTTAAAAACATGGAAATATACTCAAATAAAAGGGAGGGTGGTGTACTTAATCCTGGAACTGGTGGAGTTACGTATGGTGATAACGGAGGTCATCAGGGGGATGACACTACTGGTATAGGTAACCTGAAGTTGGTACACAGACCAATAGAAACAAGAGAATCTATAGAAAAAAACTTTAACTATTCCTTCATTGACTTAACTAAAGAAAACTATACTATTGATTCCCTAACGTACGGTGACCCTAAGCTTAATCCTATTAAGGATGATGGTATTCCATTAGAGCCTGGAGCTAGCCTATTCTTAGACTATCCAGAGACCGTAGACTTTCTAAAAGCTAATAACATACAGGTCGTTTAGTCTAAGATATATAATTATGGCCGACTCTACTTTAAATAATAATCTAGGATATCCCAGGGCTGGTGAGACTGGTGTAAGAACATCTCTCATACCCACTGGCCTGGCTAAAAAAATGTCTACTACGTCATTGGCTAATGAGTGTTTTGTCAACCAGAGGTTTAGCGGAAAACTACAGGCGTTCCTTATAGGATATAATAATAGCATTTACTCGGAACACAGTGTCTATCTATGATCAAAGTGTCTTTTGCCCCACTACCACTTAACCCAGCTACTGAGGCACTCATTCCTGAAAGAGTCCCATTTAACTATTCTGAAGCACGTAAGCGTGACCAGGATATGTTTGAGTCTTGGAAGAAGACGGGTAGTAAACGTGACCTAGGTAATTTGGTAGAGAGCCTAAGCCCCGTTATCAAGTCCGAAGTGAACAGACTTTCCGGTAGTCTACCTCCTGCAGCCCTATCTGCTGAGGCTAAGAAGTGGACGATTAAAGCTATACAAACATACGACCCTGCTCGTGGCACTACCATCTCCACCCACGTCATGAACTACCTACCTAAGGTGAGGCGTATGAACTACAAGTTCCAGAACGCCGTAAGGCTTCCTGAGAACATGCAGCTGAAGTTTCATGAGTATAATCATGGACTTGCACAGCTCACCGAACAGCTTAATCGTGAGCCGTCTGACGATGAGTTGGCTAAGCATTTAGGTTGGAGTAAAGGCCACACAATCAAATTTAAGAACTCATTGTACTCCGACCTTATTGAGTCTAACACTGAGCGCCCTAATGAGTTTACCTCGTTTAACGAGAACGCTATTCTCATGGCCCACTTGATGGATCAACTCTCTAGCGAGGAAAAATATATCTTGAACCATGCTAAAGGCATGACCGCTACTCAGTTGGCTGACAAACTGGGGGTTAACATTAACAGATTAAACTACCTTAAATCTAAACTTGTAGAGAAAATTAAAGGTATTAAAACTGACATTAAGATGTACTAAACATGGCCTCATATAAAGAACAAGCAGCTTCCATATACTTAAACCTATCTAATTTTTTTAGGTCGGAAGCCTTAGCGTCTAATGATGCTACAGGTAGTGTACTACCTACAGAATTCAGGGATTATCTAGGTGGGCTAGACTACTCAGAGCTATTAAGAGTATGCACATTATACAAGGGGGATTCTCCCAGTTATGGTAATGGAAGGATTATAGAGACCGTCAGTCACTCAGTAGCAGTTATAAGGGAACACGCAATGTGCTCTAAGACTAAATCTGATTACATGACGTTACGTACTTCAATGGCCGATAGGGAAGCTAGGTTCTACACCGATGAAGGTGCGTTAACTGATTCTAGGATGAGCGGATAATATGGAAATAGTAGGCTTAAATAATAGACTAGGTACAAACGAGAATCTACCTCTGGGGGCTACCTATGATCTATTGATGATAAAGTTCCCAGATGGATTTCCTGAGGGACAGCTTACGTTTAACATAGACTACACTCCTAGGAGTATCACCGGTATACAGAAGGTCGCCCAGTATTTTCTTAAAACTCTACTAACAACACGTGGTAGTGATGTTATTCGTCCAAACTATGGGACTACTTTTACTAATCTAGTAATGCAGTCGAACGTAGATACTACTGACCGCCTTTTAGTTTCTGATTTAAGAGACCAAGTAAGGTCGGCAGAATCCCAAACAAAGGCGGCCCTATACAATGATGAGGACCCTAGTTCTAGGCTTAAAGAAATACTGATACTAGGTATGGACACTAGTAAGGAATCAGCCACCATGTACCTTAAGATGGCTACTGTGTCTGGTGAGACTGCTCAGGTAGCCCTTCCATTTCCTACCACCAATATTAAAACTACTCCCTCAGTCTAAATTAAAACTGATATTACCGTATAGACCTCGGTGATTTAAAATGTTAAACTAAACGTAACCAAGGACATTGTTTAACAAATGACAGACTTCTACTCAGTACTACCAGGAATACAACCCTCTCAAGGAGACATACTTGAGGCTGAATACTTAGCCAAACAGATTCTAGAGGCTAAATTCCCTACGTTAGATTTACGAGAGGGCACAGGTCTAAGAGATGCTGTCATTAGGCCAACCGCTACCTTATTGGCCATGATCAAAAAAGGCTTGGACTACCATTTTGAGCAGAACACTATAAGTGGTGTAGATGACACTACCTCTACCGACATGGTGGATAAGATAATGTCTAACCTGTTCGTGCAACGTAATCCAGGTACTAAAAGTATAGTGAATGCACGTTTATTCTTTGCTAGAGCTAAGAACATAGGCATACCCTCCAGTACGTTCTTCTCTATAGATAACAAGATTAAGTTCTTCCCAACTCAGGCATATAACCTACCATCCTCATATCTTCAGTATGACTCATATAGTAACGAATACTTTACTGATGTAGACCTTACTGCAGAAAGCGAAGGTGTTAACTACAACGTGTCTTCAGGAAGTTTACTGTATTTTTCTAACTTTGACCCATATTTCTTAAGAGGGGAGATTAACTATCTAGTCAGTACTTCTACCCCCACAGAGACTAATACACAATTTATAGCAAGGTCTAAGTCCTCTGTATCTACTAGAAACTTAATTAATCAACCCTCAGTAGACTTTAACTTACGTGAGTTATTTACTAGCCTTAAACATGTGCTCACTATAGGTATGGGTGATTCTAGTATGATGAGGGACTTGCTCCTTGGAATGTTGCCACAGCGTGCAGCTAGACTTGCTGAGGCTGTTTCCGTAGTAGGCACTGTAGCTACTATAACCGTAACCAACCATAAACTATTTCCAGGCCAGTATATAACTTCTAGCGGAGCATCATCCATAAACATAAATGGTGAATTTAAGATTAACGCTACGACAACTAACACTATAAGTGTTACAGTTCCATCCGGGACAGCTGTTCCAGTTACTTTACCCTCCATACAAGAGCACCCAATTCAGACTAGGATACACGTAGGGGGAGCCGTTGATGTGTATTGTTCTAACTCCCCAGTAGCTGAACTAGTACAGTTGAGCACTGATTCCAGCGGGGTGGCATTATTAACAGGGCCTAACTATAAGTTAACCCGTAGTAATATACCGGTTGGTGTAGAGGATACTATACCACTACTGAATAGTGTAAACGTTACTAGCCCTAACATAGTTTTCTCTATAAACACTCCTACATCGGGTACTGCAACCTGCACTATAACGTCTAACGGTCACCCCTTTATAGTCGGTGAAGTATTAGCTATAAGCGGGTCTGTACAGCAACGATCTATATCCAGTATTACCTGTTCAGGTGTTACTGTAACAGCTACCTCTAATGGACATGGATTTTTGCCAGGTGAGACTGTTATTGTTTCTGGAGTAACCCCAGCTGACTATAACGGAACCTTTATAATACTATCAACTACTACTAACACATTCTCGTACGTAGTTTTAGCCAGTATAGCCTCCGTGGGCATAGGCACGATGTTATGTGAAGTTAATGTCCTAAACGGATCTAGAACTGTACAAGCATCAACAACAAATACTTTCTCTGTATTAACTAGTAACCCAAAGACGACCAATACCGGTACCGCCACCATTACCAGTCCAGTACGATACACTGTGAGTAACGAGAACGTTGAATATAGAACACCGGTGTCTGTAACTAACCTAGGGGATGGTACGGTCTCTATACTATTACCTAGGCACGGGTTACAAACTAGTCGTAAGGTTACCCTATCAGGTCTTACACCATCAGGATTTAATGGTAGCTGGGTCATAGGCTCTGTTACTGATCAAGACAACTTTGTTGTCAGCGTTCCTACTATGACCGGAATAATTACTAGTATCACTACTTCTAGCCCAGTGTGTACATCTACATACCCGTCTTCAGACTTTGGGTTTAGTACTAAGCAGGAATTATCTGTAGACTTTGGGTCAGCATATCCCAATAGGACTGCTACTTTCGAAATTCGCAGATTTGATAATTTAGACGTAGTTCAGAACTATTTAGATAATAGGGACAAAAGAGTTTTATGCGCCAACTACTTAGCTAGAGGGTTTAATATATACATACTCAGTATGTCTATAACTCAATATACTCAGTCAAGTAACACCTCAGTTACAGCAGCTGCTCAGTCATACTTAGACAGTTTAGCCCCTGGACAACCTTTTGTAGTAGCTGAATTAATCTCTAGTTTAAAAAATGCTGGTATGCTAGACATCAAACTGCCAGTGTCAATTTCCTACACTAGGCATACACGTGATTTAACAGAGATTAACACTCCTGATACTGGCGTTATTACTGACGTGTTAGATCCTAATGACCCTACTAGTTTATTTATACTAGACAACATATCTACTACTGTGGAATATCTACCCACAACTAGTGCCCCGGTAAAAAGGTAAATGACAACGTATTCAGGATTCGGAGTAGATGGTCTACCAGTTGGTGCTAACGACACCAACCTTACATACCTATATGGTATATCAGACTTCTTCTCTGTTATGTTCGAGGACACTAGTATAATGAATCTTATACTGGAGTCTACGTCAGAATCTGCCGCCTCTATATATAGCAGGTTCTTACAGTTAGCTTCTTCCATTAGTCTTAAAGATATTGAAGACTCTATAGGGTCGACTATTAAACTTGTAATAATTAAAGACTCTTACGCTGTTGCCGGTAAAACTAATACCTTTAGCCTACCCATAGACATTGTTAGTTCTAAGTTTATAGCTAATAGACCCTTACTACCAACTACTTCCCTGGCTACCGGTGTTGACTACAGGATTAAGAATGGGGAATTACTACTATACAAACCCTTATCTGAGCTGGGATTCCCTGCTAGAGTAGTTTCAGATGGGACTACCGAGTACGCTCTTTGGTTTGTAGACGTAGAGGTGGATGAACAGTTACTATATAAACACTACGCAAATCTTATCGGAGTAGATCCGGCCTCCTCTACTGAGGTATATAAGAGTTTCATATATGGCCTATACTATATCTACTATCAAGGTCCTACCTTATCTATTCTTCGTAAAGGGCTTAACCTATGTCTAGGCATCCCGTTGGCCAGAGAGGATGAAGAGGTTATTGATGTCCGCCCATACGTAGACACAGACCAGTACATAGTAATAACGGATAAGAATAAATACGTCCTTCCATATGGGCTAGTACCTTCAGTACTTCCAGGGGACTTCCTAAGTGCATCCGATGAGCTATCTCAGTGGGTAGAAATTAAAGACTGGGTTGAGGACGGAGAGTGGTGGATAAACTTATCAATACCCCCCTCATTAATACCAGCCCTACCTGAAACACAAATAAACCGGTATGCTACTGTAGGGAGTGATTTTGACTACCTTATGCGTACCTACCTGAAGAACCATACCTTTCTTGTAAACGTTAAGGTAAGCACCTTTAAGAATAACCAGGACTTCCAGCAACTATCTGAGATTATAAATAGAGTTAAACCACTGTATTCTCAAGCTGTGTATATATGGAGTATACCTTACTTAGAAGAGGTGTTGACGGCTACGGATGACTTACTTCAACGTAGGGACAAACGTACTACAGAGAACCTTACTTTCCCAATATCCAGGATGGTTAGGGATAATACTAGGATTTTAGGGTTAGCACCTGGTAATATGAATAATGACTCTGTTAACTTTAACGTTAGCGGACTACCTACAAGTACTTCCATCCCTGTTGATTGTATAATCAGGGATACTCCGTTGTTTATGCGTATGAATGTATCGGAGTCTGTAGGTAACCTTTTCACACGAGGGTTATCTATGAGGACTGGTGATCAAACTGTTACTGGAATTATAAATCTTCAAGGACAGTACGCCAATACTATGAGTAATAACAAGGGTTGGTTAACTACCTTATTTAATAGAGGGCAAGACACCTATAGGATTAAAAGGTCTACCTTCTCTAATACTAGGGGATTAGGGGTATCCTTCGGTCAACCGGTGTCTAGTGGATACTCATCTACTGCTCTAGTGTTGTCCGATAAACGTGTTATTCCTATGTATATAATAACCGACGATACTATGGCTATAAAATGTAATGCTATGAACATTACTACTCCTAATCCTTTACACTGGAGTTTTAATATAATGTCTAAAGGTATTGACCAGACTGTCAATAGCGTAGCCATAAATGCTGACTCAAGCCTAGAGAACAGTAAGGAGCTTCTGATAGCCAACTTTAGTATAATTTTTAGCAGACCTGATTATCAGATACCTGATAGCCCATTTTTACCCAAGGGCGGAGACTTCCTATGGTTACCACAATCCTATACGGACTTAAGAGATGGTGATATAGCTATGGGAATAAGAATACTACCAGGTCTTATTGGAGTATACTTAGTTACCTCTAATCTTGATTTGGAGGCCTCTCCATATGTAGTAGTACCGGATCCCGATCCTGTAGTGCAACAGATATCTTCTGGTATGTCTAGAGGGTTAGGGACTACACTTTCTACCGTGTACTCTATGAGGGGAAGGGGGGTTTTAAGCTATAATACATCTAGTAACGGGATCAACGAAGGTGGTCAAACGACTACTATAAATACCGAATATTCGGATGCTGATAACGCCCCCATACAGATAATTAGGAACGGTTCTATCATAGTACATAGGGCCCATAGATAAATGAGAAATATTCCAGCACACATACTAAATAAAGTTAGAGGGTTTTATAACTCAGCAGTTAACTCTATAAGGGTACTATTTAAAATACACGCTATAGATGGTACTTTAGCCATCTCCAAAGTGTTTAGTAATGGTATCATAGAGCCTGTAGTTAAAGAACAGAACATGATAATGTTACTACCTAAGCGCTATATGTTATCCAGCATATATGACAGTGGATTTGTACTGAAAATAATTAATAGACTACAGGTTGGAACTGGAGGGACTATCGACCCGGCTGGGCTATACCCAAAATCGGTAAGTCAGTCTCTGTCTTCTCTCTTTACCCCACTTTTAAGTGTGACCACCTACACTACTGAAGCACCATTAGTGCCGTCTATAACATTTATAGCGGATATAGACCAGGCCACATGCAATGGTACTCTAATAACTGAAGCAGGATTATTATTTACTGATAACTCCTTGTTTAATATAAAAACCTTCCCAGGGATACCTAAGACGGCAGACTTTAGTATCCACTTTGAGTGGACTATAAAGGTGACCTAATGCCGATTCCCCCTTTTTACCAAGGTGTAGGAGATTACCTTAATTCTGAGGTCTCACTAGACTCTAACAAGAATAAAGTTTTATCCCTCAGTCTATTACAAGTAGAAGGAGTTTACCCCAATCTACCTGGGGAAATTTTTGTATACGAAAACTCAGGTACTACTACATTAGGGGCTTACATAGGTATTTGTAATTTGGATGAACTTAGCAGATTACAAGTCCATAACCCATCTACCCCTATTGCTAAATTTGCTAATAAGTATGTAAGACATAATATTGCTACAATACTGCTAGGGTTAACGGAAGACCCATTACCATATGTGACTAGAGCTACCACTTCAATTAGACTATTGAGCGCAGAAATGAAGCTAAAAACAGCGTCTAGTTCCATATTATATATACCTAAGGTTTAATAATGACTATAAGACAACAGCTTTTCGCAAATAACGCTAAGACTACTTTAGCCTCTACGATACTTAGTTCTGACACTAGTATAACTTTGGTTGACGCTAGCAGGTTTCCGTTACCTACTAATGGACAGTACTTTCTCCTCACATTAGAGGTAGGAGCTACCATAGAAATACTAGAGTGTTCTACTAGGGTAGGAAACGTTTTGACTGTAGTAAGGGCTAGGGAAAACACTATAGCTTCTGGTTTCGTATCAGGCACTTCCGTAGAAGTAAGAGTTACTTCAGCTACACTTCAGTCTTTTGCTAAGTCTGATAGCTCAATGTCCCAACTATCTTCGGTAGAACTATTAACTAGCCCTTCTACATCTAATGGTACATCCTATGTTTGTTATTCCCTAGATGATGGAGGTAATCCTACTATAGCGGTAAAAAATAGTTCCTCTATATGGAGTTTTACAAATTATAGTACTAAAGTGTTTACTGGGACTATCTCAATATCCCCCCTAGCCACTCTAACAGAAATGTCTTCTACTGTAACACCTACTCTGGTAGGTGCAGTAATACCGGGTAGATACCTTCTTCAATTTACAAGCGGTCAACTAGCAGGAACAGTACGCCCAATAGTCTCTCACGTTAACGGGAGATTTACATGGACTACCAGCTCCCCCAGCCTACCAGTTACTGGAGATCAGTTTGAAGTGTACAAGAGTACATATTCTGATGTATCACTATATTCGGAAACGTATGTTCAGGTTGCCAGCAATCAGATAGTTGGGGGTAATAAGACATTCTCTGCCGCTACTAAGTTTAGCTCTCCACTAGTACAGTCTATAGTAGCATCTACACCGTACGTAGGATATACAGATGTTTGTCTACATTTAGCTAAGGACGATACAGATAAAGGTGCATGGAGGAAGAGGAAAGGTCAGTCATGGAGGAGTGAGGTTAGGTCTGTTGGTAATCATAGGGGTGCGTATGCTACTGCCACGCTTGCTGTTGCGGCGGGTGCTGTTATGGGTGATGTGTACTACAACACAACATCTAATGCATTCCATGAAGTAACTGCACCGACAACATCCTCTGTTACTTACCGTGCAGGTCGTGAGGACTACCCAACCAATGCGCTTATTACAGCGGAAGCAGGTCGAGTGATTATTTGGGACTTAGACGGTGCTGCGCCTACGATGTGGATGGTGTTTATGGGAGCCTTGGGGGCTTTACTTGGCTCGTCTTCAATCACATCAATTGCAGCATCAGGAAGTACGTTAGTTATTGGCCATAACAATGGATTGGCTTACATAAACTTTATAAGTGAAAAACTAGCACGATATTTTTCGGCTTGGACTAATAACACCGGCTTATTCTCTGGAGTTAACATAGCAAGTAGGAATATAAACACCAGTGGATACGGACAAAATATAATTCCTGCTATCGTCAACGCCGTTGTAAACGACGTAGCCATCACCATCCTGCCAGACGCACCACAAGATGAGTTTGGTATGCCTGTGCCGACTATTGCGGTGGCGACTGCTGGGGGAACGTCAGTAATAAACAACGATGGCCTTGTAAAAAGTAGTGCTATTATTACAGCCAACTACTACTGCTCATTTGACTCGGATGGTACTTTGTATGTGATGAATAATGTTCCTGGTTCACGTACTTATCGTGCATATCTAAGAACTATTTACACGACCCCTGCGTTTGCTGAGACATATAAAATTTATGCCAGTAATGACGCTACGCCTACCTTCCCATATAACATACCCTCTCCAGTAGCTACTCTAGCTATAGGGGTATCAAAAGTTGTATCGGGTTCTAGTGTTGGTTTTTCAGTGTTTAAGAATAATCAATCATTAGTCGGTAGTGGAATGGTGTCCTACGTGACCTCCACCTACAACACTGGCTACATGGTCGGAGATATCAGACGGTGCTTCTTAGCTAACTCAAAGACACTAGACCGTTCAGTTAAAGCCGCAACACTTACACAAGTCGGGACTGTAACTGAGACTATCTACACCGGAGGCAGATCGGTCTATTCTGGATTCTCTGCCACTAACTATCTGCAAGAAGCTACCTCAGTTGATTGGAATGCACTAGGTACTGGAGACTTCTCTATTATCATGTCTGGGGTGAAGTGGGGAACAGCTGCAACAAACCGAGCGTTAATAGGTGTCGTCCAAGATATACCTTCTGCTGGTGAGTTCGCCCTAGTTATAAGCACTGAATATTTATCATTACTTGCTCATAACGGTACAGCCTGGGCTGCTAGGGTAACCTCTACAATGCAATTAACTGATACTGCAGAGCATACCGTTGAGGTATCCCGCTCAACTGTTGCTGGAGTGGCGGCAACTCTTCAATTAAAAGTTGATGGGGTTGTTGTAGGTTCTGCGGTGTATGCGTCAACCTTATCAAACCTAGTTGCTCCATTGCGCATCGGGGCTATGGGCGGTACAGCTAGTGGTGTCTACCCTTGGGCAGGGGGACAGGTGTCCTGCGTCCGTATTTCCGCTACGGCACCCATAGAAGAGCAATCAAAATACATGGGTGCACGAGAGAACGCTCTGAACAGTGGTGTCAATTGTCTATTATCTAGTTCGTCCTCAGTAACCTCTTTTGCTTACGATAAAGACACCGATTCTCTTCTTGTAGGAACGGGAACTTCAATAGATACCTTCCAAGAACTAAAACGTATATCAACACAATCGCACGGGGTAACGGTTATTGCGGGTATGGCCGCACTTAATGGCCTCTCTGCAGTCTGTGGAGCAGGCTTAAACTACACGGCACCAGAGCGCAATATCTCTGCTGAGTTACTTGAAAGTAAGACTCAGTTACAAATCTCTAAAAAGTTTTATATAACTGGAACAGGGGCTACGACCTACTCACTTCAGAAGGGGTGGAAACCTGTTGATGTACGTAAAGGTGGCCTGGATATGAGGGGGGGTTTAGGCTTCGATTATACCGTCACATACGATGGATTTATATATAACTTAGTCTTTTCCACAGCCGTTACCGCAGGGGTTAATATATCAGCAGTTTGTGAAATGGTCTAGACATGGCCGAAACAAAGATACTGGGTAATAACGGGTCTGTAATACTCGGAGACTCCAGTATTAGCGGGTACTTATATGTAGGTACTGGTGACGTACAGGCTAACGCATATATTTCAAGCGGCCCAGCTGCAGCCTCATTTCTACGTTTCTCCACCAGCGGTGTAAACAGGTGGATAGTGGGAAAAGACACCGCTGAATCCACTGCTAATGCAGGTGGAGATTTCTTAATGTATTCCTATGATGACTCGGGAGTGTTATTGCGCACCCAAGTTAGTATTAGTAGGGCTACTGGGCTAACACAACTAGGTGGCTCATTATCAATCAAAGCCGGCGTTACAGACGAAACTTTAGACTTAGGTGGAAGTACGAATGGATACGGACTAACCTGGGGGGGCACTAACTCAGCTAGTAAATACTCTACTATATGGTCATCTTTTTCTGTAGGAAGACTGACCTTAGGCAGTGGTCTTCAAGGTTCTAGAACGATATCTAACGGCTATGAATCTTCCATATCCTCTAGTTGGGCAAAGTCTGCAATCTCATTAGGTTCATTAGGAGTTGATACATACTTCAATGTAGCAGATGTAATAGCTAAAAATACTGCCTACACACCCACATTAATAACACGAGTATCCAACACCGGACTGGCCGTAACTGGGACAGTTTCTGCAACAACCTTTTCTGGAGCTGGCACTAGCTTAACTGGAACTGCTTCTCTTTTAAACATAGGAGGCAACGCAGCAACATCTACTTTGGCTGCTACAGCTACCTCTGCTGTTTCTGCTACTACGGCTACTGCAGCTACTACATCAATAAGTATTTCAGTAACAGATTCTAGGGCTGTAGTTACCACACCAGAGTCTATTACTAAAAGTGTAGTTTATGATTTTAAAACCAATACTACAGAAGGTCTATCTGATGGGGGATCTTACTTTGGTGAAATGACCTTTAGGCAGTTCGGAAATGCCACTGACTGGTCAGGCGGTTTATCTCATCAGCTTGGATTTACTGATAACCAAAACATATGGCATAGGGCTGGTTCTGGAACTACTTGGGCTAATCCGTGGAAACAATTGCTGGATTCTAGTAACACAGTTACCGTTTCTAATAAAACTTTATCATCTGTAACAATCACAGGTGCTGTGACAGGAACGTCAGCGACTTGGGGTTTAGGTGCTACTACTGTCACAGGACAATTGAAGAATACTCAAGCGGGGAATTATAGTATAGGTCTACTATTAGAGTCATCTATAACAAACCCAAACATACAATTTAAGTCCCTAGCTGTTAATGCTGCTATACGAACCTGGGCTATTGCAGCCGACAACATAGGGTATGGTGATCTATGTGTAAGACAATCTACAGCTAATGCAGGAGATCCTTTAAACCCAGCTACATCAGGTGCAATAGCTAAGTTTACCTCTACGGGGTTAGACATTACTGGAACCCTATCGGCTACCTCTAAGTCATTTGTTATTCCACATCCTACTAAGAATGGTAGAACGTTGCGTTATGGCTCACTAGAAGGGCCTGAGAATGGTGTATACGTAAGAGGGCGTTTAACTAATCATAACGTAATTAGTTTACCTGAGTACTGGATTAAACTAGTTGATCCGTCCTCAATCACTGCCACGTTAACCCCTATAGGTAAGAGCCAAAAGCTATATATAGAAAACACTCATACTAACTGTGTTACAATAGGCAATGAGGACCTTACTAACATGATAGATTGTTTTTATGTAGTATACGGGGAACGTTGTGATATAGAGAAACTAGTAGTGGAGAGTTAATGAGAACGGTGGAATCAACATATGGTGGCGTCACCATAATAGAAAATATATTAGAAGACTCTGACTATACAACGTCAGAAGTAAAAGCTAATAGGTTGGGAATATGCAAAGTGTGTGAGTTCTACTCTATAGATGATGAACAGCTAATAGGGAAAGAGTCATGTTCGAAGTGCAGCTGTATATTAGAGCATAGGACATCTTTCGTCGACTTATTTTGCCCTGAAGGGAAATGGTGATGGCTACACACTATGGAAGAAAAGCACGAAGAGTCCTGGCATCTGATATAAACGCTATAACCTTAGTTAACTCCAGTATACTATTACAGAGTGATATTAACGGCGGGGCTGAAATACAGATTCAACACGCAGGTAATGCCTGTATAACTACATCATCCTTCTACATAGAGTTGAAGGACACTATAGCATGGACTAACATTACTTGTGAGTTCAACCTAACTAGTAAAGCATCTTGCTGGGGGTTTAATACGGCCAGTTATTCTAGTATCGGTAACTTACTTGCTTTTAACCCAGTAATTGATACCATAAGTAGGTCAGTAAATTGTTTCGAACTTCCTCAGTTTTCTAAAGTTATGACAGCATGTGACAATGCAACGGGAAATATGTATCATAATTCATTCGCTGTGGGTACTTACAGAAGCTTCTTTGTCAGTCGTCGCAGGAATGTTGGAGTTGGGCTAGCAGGTATAAGTCATGGATTATCCTGCATAGGAGTTAATGGAATTACTACAGTACGAAATATTTATATCTGGTAAGTATGGCCCTTAATCACTCTCCTTCTATTATTACGAATGGCCTAGTATTTGCATACGATGCAGCTAACACCCAGAAATCGTACAAAGGTCCTCCTACTATAAACTATGTAGCGAATGCGGGTACTATGTCTGGGTGGACAAACTATTCCAATACTGCTAATGGAACTCCTGCCATATTCAGGACTGACTTTGGTACTATGGGATATCGCATGGATAACGTAGGTTCATGGAACGGGATTTCTAAAGTAATTACATTACCATCTACAGGAACATATACATTTTCAGCGTGGATTAAATGGATTGGCGGTTCCAGCCTAGTGAACGGAGGGACTGTTTACATTTCTGGATGGGGTGGCGCTGATACTTCTTCTGCAACCAATAGGACGCTACCAGGTCAGTGGCAGAGGATTAGTGTTACGCTAAATTGCACTCTTACCTCGGTAACTTTTTACCTTATCAGTTTTGGCGGTACTAATAATGTAGATTTATCTTCCTGGCAAGTAACCATGCCACAGGCGGAACCCGGCTCCCTAACAACACCCTTTGTAGCTGGTACCAGATCTACTACACAAGTTCTAAATGATTTAACTAACAATAACATAATTACTGCGTCTAGTTTAACGTATGCCAGTAATAACTCGTTTAGTTTTAACGGAACCACTGATTACATAAATTGTGGTAATGGAGTTACATTACAGCAGCCTTCATGTATAACTATGGAGGCATGGGTTAATCCAACGACTTGGGCATGGGTTGGAAACATAATGAGTAAGAATGGGAATGCTGCCTACCGGTTCAGAGTAGAAACAACAGGGGCTTTATGGTGGTACGTATCTGGTAACCTTATTAGTGGCGGTACTGTACCTTTAAATATATGGACACACTGTGTAGTGACAGGGGACGCATATGGATTGAAGGCATATATTAATGGAGTTCTAGTAGCCTCTAATGCTGTAGCGTTTGCCCCTACTGCTCCTACTGTAGGAGATCTTCTTGTAGGTTCATTTGGTGGTGCGGAGTTCTTCGCTGGTAATATAGATAACACTAAGATTTATAATAGATCTCTTTCAGAGTATGAGATAGAACAAAACTTTAACGCAATGCGTAGGAGATACGGGTTATGAGTTGTTCTTCTGGGCCTGGAGTAGTTACCAGTGGACTAGTACTAGATTTAGATGCTGGTAATAAAAAATCCTCTAAATATAAAACCACTCTTATTAATTGGGATACATGGACATTAGGCACTGGTTCTGTCACTGGATACTCCGAAAATGGAGTAGCTCAATCTTCTAGAATAACCGGTACTGACCCGTGGGGTTTTTCCAATACTGTATGGTCATCTGCTCCTAACGGAGTTAGCGGACCTAATGGTGGCTGGAATGGAACGGCAATACCGGCAGACATGACAAAGACTTATCGTTTCAGCGTGTGGGTTAAACGTTCATCAGCCACAGCTACAGGTTCCTACTATTTTGGATTATACACTAACGGTACCAATAGTACTATCATGTTGGCTGGTGGGGTTCAAGCAAACCCTTATTGGGATATAGCTGCAATATCCTCACTGACACAGAATCAATGGTACTTAGCGGTTGGATTTATATTCCCGTACAATTACACGGGGACTACTGCACATCCAGATAGCGGGTTGTACACTACTGCCAGTACAACTAAGGTTAGAATCAATGCTGGAAACGCTCCTAGTGATGTAAAGTTTCCTCCAAATGCTACAACTATGTGGTCAAGGTGTTATCATTTCTACTGTACAGACATTACTAGTAGTATTCAGTTTTTTCAACCCAGAATTGATTTAGTAGATGGTAACGAGCCTACTATATCACAGTTATTAAATAACACAGGTAGTTTAATATATGATGTAAGTGGAGGAGTAAGTGCTGGCACGTTGACTAACGGACCTACCTATAGTTCATCTAATGATGGTAGTCTGGTGTTTGATGGTGTTAACGACGTAGTTAATATAAATTATACTACGGCATTAACGAGATTTTCAATAAGTATATGGGCTTACCCTACGGGGTACACTGGAGTATATCCTGCTATACTTGCCGATAAATTTATATCCTCGATAAACTACTGCCTTATTTGTGCAGGATACTGGCAGGGAGGTATGTTCCAGGCAGGTACGTGGTACTATAGTCCTACAGCAGTGATGACACTTAACACCTGGCAGCATGTTACATATACTTATGACGGTACTACTCAGGGTATATACCTGAACGGTGTTTATATAGGTGGGACTATAACATACTCAGGTAACCCAACGTGTAGTGGAAGTGGTCTTAGATTAGGTCAACGATGGGACTTAGCTGATATGTATGCAGGTAGACTTTCACGATTACAAATATATAATCGTGCTTTAACAGCTACTGAAGTAAAACAGAATTTTAATGCGACTAGGGGTCGTTATGGAATATAATTATATAAGTATTAAGTTAGGATAAAATGGCTCTCACCGATAAAAACATACAAATAACCCCTAATAAAGGCGTAGCTGCTGACCCTGTAATAGTATTTTCTGGTGCTGATGCCTCTCTGGCTGCACAGAATATCTCACTTAACGTGTACCCTACTAACAGTGGTACTCTGTCGTTTGAGGGTTCAGCTGGACAGCTATTTAGTGTGTCTAACTCACTAGCTGGAACCATATTCTCAGTAAATGACATATCCGGTATACCATCTATTGAGGTATTAGACTCGGGGGTAGTTAAGATAGGGCAATATTCAGGTAATGTAGTTATAGGCTCTGCAACAGATAATGGCTCGGGTAAATTACAAGTTACTGGTGCAGTAAGTGCTACCTCATTTATAGGTAATGGTGCAGGGCTGACTTCTGTGGCTGCCTCTTCAGTTAATATGGCACCTTCAGTATTTACCTCTTTAGGTGCCTCCCTAACTCAAAGTAACGCAGCTCTTATTTATAACTCCACCGCTACCTTAGTGCCGCTTAATGGGGTTTTAAATTTTATACCTTGGATTGCTACAAAGTCTGTATTATCCGGCGGCTACAATGGTAATAGTCAAATCGGGGAGATTAGACATGGTACCGCTGGGTGGCAAAACACTAGTGGCGTATACATAGCCCCTGGAGGCGGTAGTGACACTGCATCTACTGAGTATTTCGGTCTAACGTACGGTGGAGGTATAGAACACTCTAATACAGAAATAGAGCTTAGGGGTATGACTTATGATACTAACCTGAGCAGATTTGTCAGTCCTAAAGGAGGCTCTTACGTTACCACTACCTCTACTGTAGTAGGTGCTATTGGTATTATTCTCCCCACTGCGGGGGTAACTTCCACCAGTATGCTCAAGATGGTTGTTAAAGTGTATAACTATGTCCTTGGGTGGTCAATAGATGTACATATCTCAAGCCATTTAAGTATCGGTACTTGGGTTAACCCTACCGTCTATATTCTAGGAGATTCGGATACACCTCTAAGTTACATTATTAGGTATGGTACAGATACCGCTACCGGAAGCCCTATAGTGTATATAGGTGAGCTAGCTCAATCATGGAACTACCCGCAAGTGTTTGTAACGGAGTTCCAAACGGGATATGCGACATCAGCTTTATATAAAAAAGGTTGGAGAATAATTTTTGAACCAACTGCCTTCCAAAACTTACAGCCTACTTATTCTAAAGTATGTACTACAACAGGCTCTAAGATGTTTTCTCCTTTAGTAGTAGGGTCAATATGTATAGGCGGACAGGTGGGGGTTGCTATTGCATCTGGGGGTAGTACGGCTTCATTTACTGCATGGGGTATTACTACCAATGCGTCTAATACAATAGGTTTACAAACTGGTACTTGGAAGAATATAGGCCCAAACACTACTGTCGTCCTCCCCATAGGATTATTTCAAAGAACTGCTTAACTAGGACTAAACAATGAGTAAACTAATAATACTAGAAGCCAGATCCCCTTCCTATGTTCAGGGCGGTATGATACATTTAGAAATAAACCATCCTGAATTAGGGTGGCTACCATTTGCTGCCAGCCCGGATGACGTAGAAGAGCATGGGAGAGACCTATACGCTAGGGCTATATCTGGGGAATTTGGGGATGTAAAACAATATCTAAAACCACTGGGGGAGGCTATAACTGAACGAATAGCTTTGATAGAGAGTATTTATAAAGCTTTTAATGAGGCCCCTATACAATATACAGACCATATATATCAAGCAGATGCTGATTCTGTGACACTAATGGCTCAAGTATCTTCAGCACTTCCAAATAATGCCGGTATTGGCTGGTATGATATCTCCAATGTTGAGGTACCACTTACTAACGCACAGTTTGCTGAATTACGCCTAGCAATACTGATGCGTGGGCAGCCTTTATTTAGTCGCAGGCAAGCACGTAAAGAATCAATACGAAATGCAACGACAGTTGCTGAAGTAGAAGCAGTAGTTTGGTAAAGGATAACTAAATGATACCAGTAGATAAACAGCTCCACCTTTTTGGTGGGTACTCAATAGCAATAACCGTGTCCATAGTATATGGGCCACTAGTAGGATTTATCGTCTCATCAATTATAGGAATTTTAAAGGAAGTAGTGTATGACCGTTTTGTACCAGGACATACTGTAGACAAATGGGATGCAATTGCTACAGCAGTGGGGGCGGCAGTAGGATCCTGTGTAAAGTTCTTGTTATAAAGCTATACAGTATAGTCTTACCAATCAACCACATTCTTTATAGTGGTTCCTGACTAATATATAGTAAATAATACTGTTAAAATACTACTAGGTTTAACGTAGTATCATTAATACTACTTATTGAAACAAACTAAAAGACTATCGTAGGTACACTGGTCTATAGACCGAAGGTTTAAACATGACTTTAAGACAACAGCTTTTTGCAAATAACGCTAAGACTACGATATCACAGCCTATAACGCCCCTAGATACCAGTATAACTCTGCTAGACGCAAGTAGCTTCCCCTCCCCTTCAGCAGGGCAATATTTTTTAGTAACCCTAGATACGGGTACTAGCGTAGAGATACTAGAGTGTTCGAATAGACTAGGTAATGTTTTAACAGTAATAAGGGCTATGGAAGGTACGGTTGCGTCCAGCTTCCCTGCTGGTACCTTCATAGGCGTAAGGGTAACCTCCTCAACTCTGGGGTCATTTTTAAAAAATGATGGAGTTCTATATAACCTAAACTCTGTTGACTTACTTACTAGCCCAACAACATCAAATAGCAGTTCATACATTTGTTCTACCGTAGATGATGGTAATAACCTTACAGTAGCTCTTAAGGCTACTTCCCTAACCTGGAAGTTTACTAACTATACTAAAACTGCTTTTTCTGGTGTAGTAGCATCTTCTACGTTATCTTCTATTACCTCCAGTATAACTCCTACTTCAGAGATTGGATCAGTAGTACCTGGTAAGTACCTAATTCAATTCACCACAGGTGTTATAGCCGGTACAGTTCGTAAACTGTATACTCGTACTGGTAATAGCTTCACTTGGGCTACTAATACTTCAGTAGCACCTACTGTAGGCGATCAGTTCGAGGTTTACCAAAGTACAGTGTCCTCTATTTCAGCTCTAGGGGATAACTATGTTACACTTATAACGGATCAAAATATTGTTGGGGTGAAAACGTTCACCTCTGATACTACGTCCACTGGAGTACTACTAGATAATGGTCTTACTGATGGGGGTAAACTAACATTAAAGTCCCTAGGGAATACTAGTTGGCAAGTTAATAATCAGGCTGGATCTTTAAGATTCCTGTATAACGGTACAACTCCATTCCAAATTACTGGAAATGGGGGAACCGTGTTCTCACAGACTAATAGTACTAGTCAGTCACAGGTTAGTATACTTGGGCAAAACACCACGAATAGTTCCATCATATATGGTTCCTCGTTAGGTACACAGATGACTGGTGGTAATGCTACTTCCAGTTTGGCTGGCACTTCTATATCATCATCTTTTACCCCTTCTGTAGTAGGGTCTACCTTATTTAGTTTATACAATACTCCATCTATTAACAATAACAATGCCCCAGTAGGTGTGCATGTTAATTATGCTTCAATGATATTTGGTGCAGGAGTAACCTCTGGAACGGTAACTGTAGTTAATAACTATGCTTCAGCTCCACCCACCTTACTAGGTACACCTACTGGGATAACAGTCTTCCATAATTTTTCGGCCTCTGATTCATCTAGCACTTTAATAGCTAATGCGTATGGATTCCGTGGACTTCTCAGTCCTGTATCTGGCAAAACCCGCTGGAACCTATATATGGATGGAGGCGCTCCTAATCACATAGCTGGAAAATTACTAATAGGTTCCACTACAGACTCAGGAGTAAGCATACTACAAGTCGCTGGCGGGGTATCTGCCTCTAGTGTAGCAGTGGCCGGTTCTATCTCAGCTACAGCTACAACAACCTTAAACATAGGTTCTTCGGCAGGAAATGTTTTAGTACTGGATAAAGTTACCGGCGCAGACATAGTTTTTAAGACTAATGGTACAGCTTCAGGGAGTGTCACCGCAGACGTTAGCGGCTTGAACGTAGGTGGTGTAAGTGCGTATAACGCACTGAAGATAACTAACGCAACGGCAAACACTGTTATAGTGTCCTCTACTGGTGTAGCAATAGCAGGGGTTAGTAGTACTACTGGAAATGCAGTCTTCAATACTAGTGGTGGTACTCAGCTAGGACTTAGGATATCCAACTATACTACAGGAGGAACTGCAGCTATATATAATGCGGCCAATGTAAATAACTCCGCTGACTATGCCATTGCCTCTTCCCCAACCATTACATACATTAATGGATCAACATCAACTAATCTACAAGCTAATGGGACTACCCGTCTAGTAGCTTCCACTACTGGCGTATCAGTAACTGGGGCAATGGACGCAACTGGATCGGTGACCCTAAGTGGCAACGCCTCTAAATTCTCCTCAACTTACGCCGGTGTTACCACCACTAATGTCTTTACTGATACTATAGGCGGTGTTATTTCCGTAGACGGAGCAAAATCAATCTCTTTTAGAACTGGTGGGATAGCCGGCACTAATAGGGCAGTAGTCTCTGATACAGGATTGGCTGTAACTGGGCAAGTATCATTTGGTGAGTCTCAAAGTACATTTTTATCTACTAAGTTCGATACATCTACAGATGGTAAGAACATCTTTATAGGCGGAGGTGGACAGCTTGTTGCATATGACCCCGGGGTTGTATACTCGGGTTCTTATAACACATTTTTAGGTAAAGACACTGGGGTTAACACTACTACTGGGTATAGGAATACTTTTGTAGGCTCACTTTCAGGACAAATAACCACCACTGGGTATGAAAACACCTTTATTGGTGCAGAGACTGGGTCAGTTAATACTTCAGGATATCAGAACACCGCCTTTGGGTATTTCGCAGGTAATAGTATTAATACTGGATTTGGCAATACTATTACAGGAGCTTACTCAGGGGCGGATGTCACATACGGGACATATAATACCATTATAGGTTATAACAATGGTAGAGGGATTACTTATGGTTCTAACAATACTATTATCGGCTGCCAAGTATACGTAGCTGCGGCTCTTTCTAATAATATAATTATAGCCGATGGTGCCGGAGTGATAAGGGCACAACACGATAATGTTAAGTGGAACTTATCCGGCCCAGTAGTTATTGGTGGGCCATTGAAGATAAGTGGTGCCACCAACGGTAACGCAAATGAATCTTGGATAGGTGGTAACGGTACTACATTAAGGTGGTTCTATAATGTGCCTCTTGGTGGGGACCACACGTTCGGCACGAATAACACCAGTATAGTAACTATAAATTCTCTTGGCGTAACCGTAGGAGGTCATGTTAGTCCTCGTGCAGCTACAACGAGTACACAGGCAGTTATAGGATCTCAGTTATTCGGGTTTAGGAACAAAATTATTAACGGCGGCTTTAATGTTCAACAAAGGGTTCAGTCAACTTCTCTACCACCCTCATCAACTTACATAGTAGACAGGTGGAGGGCTAATTACGTAGGAGGAACAGCTCCTACTGTAAACTGTACTACGGTTACAAGTCCGGGTAACTCATCATCCGGATACCAGTTACAGATGATAGGAACTTTTGGTGGTACCGCCATATACCTAGAACAGAGAATAGAGGCTGTGAATATATCGGATATGATGAACACTGACATCATAGGTGGTATTAGAGTATACCAGAACTCTGGTGCTGCAGTTAACATGAGAATTACACTAAAGTATGCTGATCTAGGAGTAGATTCGTATAGTGCTCCTATCACTTTTGCCGTAGGGTCTTACGTCAGTGTACCTAGTGGAGTGTATACTGACGTAACGATAAATGCCAATACTGTTGCGGCAGGGATTAGCATAACATATGGTATTCAATTTACTTTAGAGGTAGCATCTATTGCTGGTCCTGCAGGTACTAACATACTTTTTGGTAATGCAAGCCTGGAGGTAGGGACACTCAGAACTCCTTTTGAGCTACGTCCTTACGGTACTGAGTTACTGTTATGCCAAAGGTACTACACCAAATTAGTAGCCGGAGTTTCTAGTGCCGGATTCTGCAATGTAACAACAATGAGCTCTACTTATGGCTATGGTATAGGTCAGCTACCTGTACGTATGAGAATAACACCATCTATTATTACATCTGGAAGCTTCA